CGGCGCCACGCTACCAAGCGCCTGAACCTCGCCCCCCTGGTCCGCGCCCTCGAGGCGTCCGGGCCGCGCAAGCTGTGGGCGGCCGTGGGCGTGGTGGCCGTGCCGGAGGGCGAGTCCTCCCATCACGAGCTGGTGGAGGAGGACGGCAAGCTGGTGGACATCCTGGTGGACGTGGAATTCCAACCGGAGGGCGTCGACGTGACGTGCCGCCTCGGCTCCCCATTCGGCGGACCAGCTCGAGGGCTGTGGAGCGTGCCGGAGGTGGGCTCCGAGGTGATCGTGGTTCTCCCCGGCGGGGAGCTGGCGTTCATGCCGTCGATCGTGGCCGTCCTGTCCTCGGGTGACATCCCGAACGGAGGAGGCGAGGGGCCGGCGGCCGGGCGAACGATCATCGTGGATCAGGAGGTGTTGATCCATGACGGCTCCGGGGGCACAGATCAGGTGGTCCTCAAGTCCGCTTACGAGGCCCACAAGCATGGCACCGGCACCGGGCCGTCGACCGTGGCGGATAACGCCGCGCTGGCCTCGAGCTATTCTCAGGTGGTGAAGGTGAAATAATGAGCCTGAGCAAGTCCAAGCTGGCCACGGCGCTGGAAAGCATGACGCCCACCCTCACGGCGGGCGAGGGCGAGGCGGCCCTGGCGGCGGCCTATGGCGCTTATATGAAAGATCGCGCCCAGGCCGGCGCCGTCCTGATCGTCACCGCCCAGGTGGACGCGCTCGCCGTCCCGGCAATGGCCGCGGCGATGACGTTCACGCCGGGCGCCAGCTCGAGCGCCGGCGCCACCGTTGTGAAAACCGGGCTCCTAGCGTTCTGGGGCGCCATGGTTGCCGCGCCAGCGCTCTTTTTTGCCGGGGCCACGGCGATTACACCCCCCAGCTTCGTGGCCGTCCCTACGGCGCTGGCCGCCGCGTTCGATGCGAACACGGCCGCGTTCGCCACCCTCGAGGAGGCCGCGGCCGAGCTGGCGGACGTTCTCCACCCTGCAACCGACAACCAAGGGACCGCGACGATCGGCGCGACACCCTACGCGATCACGTGAGGACACCATGGCGTTGCCCGTACTGGAGAAGTCCTGGGAATTCGAGCTGAACCACCGGATCACCTATCCGGGCGGATCGGCCGAAATGTATAACGCAACGCTTTACGACTGGAAAGAAACGTGGAAGGGCTGGACCGTTGGCGGCGCCACGGTGGCCGGCTCGAGTGACGCCTCCGCGAGCTGGGGCTGGGGGACGGACTACTGGACATCGCCCACGTTCCCCTCGAACAACAATCCATGGATCGTTCTCAACCTGAACGGTGGCGGCCAGGTGATGATCACCAGGACCACGACCTCCTACGTGTCCCGCCTCTACTTCTCACCTGGCGGACTGTTCACCGGCGGCGGCCTGAACACGCCGCCAACGGCAACCGATCAGCGGACGATCTGGGATACCTATCTTTTCGGGACGCAAACCTGGGCCGTCGATTGCGTCATGCAATACTGGCATTCGATCGATGGTGACTGCGAAATCATGATCCCGTATCTCGGAAACAACCAATACGGGATCCTAATGTTCGGGCGCCTGGCGAACGCCGTGGAGAACTGGGAGGGCGGGCGTTTCTATCTCTACAATGGCGTGAACAACAATTTGACCTATAGCACGCTGAACGTGGGCTCCCCGTTCCGGTTCTCCTACGGCGGAACGTGGTACACGGCGCACGGCACCGGCCTGGGGATCAATCGCTCCGTGGTGTCCGCCTACAATAATCAGGCCGTCAATTCGTTCTCCGGCCGTTCTCCGTTCCCGCGGATCGGGCTCGCCTCGAAGGATGCCGGCGCGCGCGGGTGGCATGGGCGACTTGTCGACGTGTTCTGGGCGAATAATCAAGCCTATCCGACCGGTGCTTTTCTCGAGGAGGACGTGGATCATCCCGAGTTCAAGTGGATCCAAATCCAGGCGCTTGCCCTACCGTGGGACGGCGTGGAAACCGAGCTAGTCACGATCTGAGGTGAACCGATGCCACTCCCCGAATTGGAGCGCTCCTACGAATGGATCGAGAACGCATGGTATCCCACCAGCGGATCCGGCGTGACCGATCGCAAGCGCCTGGCGTTCGCGCTCTATAGCCTCCTCACGGGCTGGACTTCCAACCCATGGGCGATCGTCGCAAGCGCGAACACGTCCTCCGCGGGCTGGCCAGGGCCGGGCTGGAGTAGCTACCTTGACGTCGACTATCCGGAGTCCTGGTTCGTAGCGGAAAACGTGTTCGGCGTCCAGCTCTGTTATTGGTACGACGCCGCCAGCGATGCGACTGTTTACCTTTCGCCGGACGGATCATTCTCCGGTGGCGCCGTGGGCTCGCCACCGCTCACGGGCGCGAACTATTCCACGCTTTTGAATAGCGGTTATTCGTACTGGAACAGTAGCTCCGGCCTGGATTGCCGCGTCAACGCGATCCATTCGACCGATGGCAAGTTCGATATTTTCCTCCCCCTCCGCACGGGATCGAACAAGTGTGAATGGTGCATCGCGGTTAACAAGTTCGAGGACGCCGCGAGCGGGTGGGCGCTTCCGTGGCTGGGCTACTGCAACCCGGCCAATGGAACCGGATACGGATGGCCGCGCGCGGAAGATGGCTACGGTTTCAACTGGCAGGAAACGGAGAACTGGCAAGGGTTCAAGGCCAGCGGCGGGGACTCCCCATTCTCAGCGGTGATCGGCTGTGACGTGTGGGACTCCTACATGGCCATGGAAAACGCCATATCCGTCAACGAAATCTCCGGGCGCTGGCAAATGTTCCCGCTCGCCGCGATCGGCAATACCGTGGGCGGTTACGGCGTGTTCGGACGCCTCCCCGATGTCTATCAGGTTTCCAGCGGATTCGTGACCGGGGATAGTATCGAGCTGGATCCCACGAATCCGGGCTACACATGGATGGTATTCGGGAACTACGCTTTCCCGTGGACCGGAAACCCGCTACTCGTGACCGCGGAGTGAGGTGGAGCGATGACGGCCTATGCTGGCGAGGCGATCCAGACCATTCCGGGCGGCACGGAGTTGAACCGGGGCTCCGCGCGCTTCTATCGCTCCTCGGGGAGCTACTTCTACATTGCCAGCGCGCCGAACCTGGCGCCGGTTGCCGATCTGTCGATCATTGCCTCGGCGCGATTCGCGAGCGTGCCCACCTCGGACGGCCAGGTGTGGCCGATCCTCACGCGCTGGGGAGGCGCTGGCCCGGCGAAAAGCTGGGGCCTGGTGGTGGAGCGAATCTCCGGCGCGAACTATCTATCCTTGTGGTGGCGCACCACGAGCGCGGAGCACAAAAGCTCCCAGGCGTGGAGCCCGGGGACCGGCACGTGGTATCGGATCGCCGCCACCCTCGCGATCAACGGGGCGAACCGGGATATCGATCTCCTGGTGGACGGAACCGCGCTTGGCTCCACGATCAGCGTGGCGGACGTGAACAACCTCCAGGCGAACACGGCCCAGGTTCGCATGGGGGGGATCGAGGACAACGGATTTTCCGGGGAGAATTTCGACGGAAACATCGATGACGTTCACTTTTGGGGCGAGGCGCTGTCCTCCACCTCGCTCGAGGCGTGGCGTGCAACCATGGCCGGGGGCCGCGAGGGGATGGCCGCCTATTGGCCCATGGAACCGCCCTCGGACTACGGGACGGATTGGAGCGCCAACGAATACGATCTGGGCAACTATCAGGTGTCGCCGGCGACTCACTCCCCCTATGCGAGCTTTTCGGACGTGCGGATCACGGCCGAGGACTGGGCGGACTGGTTCACCGCCGAGGGCTCGAAGTTCCGAGCGTTCGCGGGTGACGTGGTTCTGATCGGCGCCTCGAGAGATGACGTTCCGCCGGTGATCTCGAATCTTACGCCCACACCGGGACAGATCCCCGGGGATCGGGAAACGGCCGTCCACACGCCGATCGAATTCGACGTGACGGACCTCGGGCCGGGCCTCAAGCTCGTGATCATCACGCTCCGTTACTACGCGGACGATCGCGTGTATGTTGTCCACGATGGCGCGAATTTTCGCTACCCGTTTGATTCCACGGAGTCCGAGCGGACCACGATCACGGACGGGTGGCATTTCAAGATCCTCCCCAGGACCGGGTGGCCTAACCACCTCGCCGAGCTGTGGTGTTACGCGGTGGACGCCCACGGCAACCTCGAGAACGGTTTTCCCGTACCATCCTGATAGGCGGACCCCATGAGCGGATATAGCTGGACACTCCCAGGCGTCACCCTCGGCTCCCAAGGAATTGGGGCGGCCGAGCGGGCCTCGCAATACGATCGCCTTTGGGGGAAAGATATTTGGCTTGACGTGCGCGACGGTGCCGCGAACCTCGAGGTGACGCCCTCCGGGGACTGGCTCCTGGCCTCCGGCGCTGTGGCGCTTCGCCAGGCGATCAACCGGAGGATCCTCACCGATCCGGGCGAGTGGGCCACGTTGCCGAACTACGGCGTGGGCGCTCGCTCATTCGTGAAGGCACGGCGCACGCGCGCGGCCATGGACGAACTGATCGAGCGAATCCGCGGCCAGCTCGTCCAGGATCCGCGCGTGGAGGACGTGGCCGGCGTTGTGATCGATGACGCCACACCCGATCAGCTCACGATCAGTGTGTGGATCCTTGCCAAGGGGCGATCGCGTCAAACTGAAATGGTGCGCGCGTCCGTGGAGGTGTCCTAACCATGCCAACCGCTCCGAGCTTCGATGATCTCCTGGCCCAGGGCCTCGCCGAGGCGCAAGCGCGCCGCGCCGATCTCATGTTCTATGACGGGGACGTGTCGCTGGCCCAGCTCCACGGCGGCGCCGCCATGGCGGACGCTTGCATCCGAATGGCCGCCCAGGCGTTCAAGGAAACCTTTATCGACGGCGCGCGAGGGGACGCGCTCACGGCCCTGGTGGACGATCACCTGGGGATCCAGCGCCAACCCGCAACGCCCGCGCAAGTCACCTTGAGCTTTGCCAGGCCCTCCCAGGGGGGCGGGGAGCCCGCCGGGACCATTCCCTCCGGGACCACGGTTGCCACGCAATTCGACGCCGAGGGAAACGAGATCCAATTTCTCACGGACACGAATCTGGTTTTCGGCCTCGGCGTCCTGGGACCGCTCACGGTATCGGCCACCGCCGTGGATCCCGGCACGGACGGCAACGTGGCCGCGGCCACGATCATCCGGATCATTGACGTTCCGAGCTTCGATTCCACGTTCACGGTCACGAATGCCGCGAGCGCCGGCGGCGGCAACGATGAGGAATCGGACGAGGAGCTACGGCGCCGCGCGCGCGACTTTTGGAGCACGCTCCGGCGTGGAACCCTCGCCGCGCTCGAGTATGGCGCCCTCCAGGTTGACTCCGTGCGGGTGGCCTCGGCCACCGAGGACGGCCAGGGGCTTGTCACGGTGCGCGTGACGGATCAGGACGGCAACTCCACCGCGGAGATGATCGCGGACGTGGAGGAGGAGCTGGAGAACTGGCGCTGTGCCGGCGTGGTGGTTACCGTCCTCGGGGGCGATCCGCTGGAGGTTGAATTCACCGCGGAGCTGATCGTCCGGGCCGGATTTGACGTGGTGGCACACGCCACGGAGCTGGAGGACGCCGCGGCGGCCCGCATGGCCAAGCTCAAGGCCGGGGAAACCTGCTACCTGGACATGATCACGGCCGCGATCATCGGCGTTTACCCGGATGACATCTGGGAGGTGACGTTCACGGCGATCACGGTCGGGGGCTCGCCGGCGTCGATCGCGGACATCGTTCCGGCGGCCGATGAGGTGATCCGGGCTGGTACACTTACGATCGTGGAGGCATAACCGTGGCGCTCACCGCCGAGGAGCAAGAGTTCCTAGACTTCGCCCTGGCCGCGTTGCCAACGTGGTTTCACGATGACGCGCGCCAGCTCGAGGATCTGGGAATGCTCGCCAAGATGATCGGCGCCGCGCGTGCCCAGCTAGAGGATTGGTTCACCCACACGCTGATCGGGGACGCCACCGGGCCGGTGGGGAGCGATCCGGACTGGCTCGATCAGCACGCGAGGGATCGGGGAACGTCCCGCGTGTCCGGGGAATCGGACGCGGCCCTCCGCGCGCGCTTGCAATCGTATGAGGACGCGGTGACGCGGGACGAACTGATCGCCGTGGCCCAGGCCACGGTCGACGCCGAGGGCATCCTCGGGGGCGTGGCCATGGTGGAGCTGAAACGCGATCGCGGTTTCCTCGGCACGTTCACGAGCATGAGCGGAACGGGTGGCGTGTTCACAAAGTCCGGCGCCCATGCGATGACGTTCCTACCGGACACGCTTCCGTGGGATCGCCCTCCGTTCGAGATCGATTTTCCGGGCTACGGGTGGCAACTGGTGTTCTCCGGGGCCTCGAATCCGGCCAATGATGGCACGTTCGAGGTGAAGGGGATCGAGGGCAACGCCGCCGCATACGTGAATACACCGGGCGCAAGCTCCACCGATCCGGGCGTGAGCTGGACCGCCCAGAAGCTCGATCAGGATCTCAACCTGGCGGACGGCTACGCCCGCGCGTTCTACGGCCGAGGCTACCGAATGGGGACACAGTATCCCACGATCGTGGTGATCATTCCCTACGGGACCGGGGCCATTCACCCAACGGCGGCCACCGCCGCGGCCGTGACGGAGGCACTTCGCCAGAAAAAGGGCGCGGGGATCCGCGTCCTGGTGGAGTATCGTCAATCCCCATAGGAGGCACACGTGGCAACGGTTATCGGAAGCTCCCCCAAGCGCTTGCTGTTCAATGACGGCGAGGGCGTCAACCCGGCGGACTGGAACGACCTCCAGGCGTTCGTCCACTCCATGCTGGGCGACCTCCAGATCCTCAGCGCGCGGGACAATCGATCCACGGCCGCGGTGCGCCCTGGCACGATTTCCACGCTGATCGGTGACTGGACCGGGACAGCGTTTACCGGCCGCGGCGGCGCGTGGGTGGACTACCAGAACGGTACGCCCCGCGGTTACACGAACATGGCCGGCGTGTTCGCCCAGTGGGTTGGCTCCACGATCGACGGCGAGGATCCCCAGCTCCTCGCGTGCTACGTCCCGGCGGACACGTTCGCCGAGGTGATCACAGCGCCCACCACCTCCGCGCGCTGGGACCTGATCCAATACAAGCTCGAGGTGGTCGACGGCGATTCGGAAACGCGGGACTTCGAGGACGCCACCACGCGCGCCAAGTCCACCACCACACCGAACAAGCGCCGCAAAGTTCAGATGACCTGGAGTCGCAAGGAGGGCGCCGAGGGCGGATCAATTCCGGCGCCGGACTCCGGCTATGTCCGCTGGGCCGCGATTCAAACAACCGTTGGCCAGTCCACGGACTACGATCCGAAAACGCAGATTCGGGATTTCCGCGTCCCCATGGGTCAGTGGATCCATTGCCGCGCCCTCGGAAAAGACGTGTTCGCGAAGTCCGGATCGAGCTGGATGATCGGGGGGACGCTTCCGTGGGTGGCGGACGCGGGCTCCGGCGCGGAGGTGGGCTACTGGCATCCTCCGGCGTGCGGTGGCAACGCAAACGCGCGCCTCATGGCCGTGGGCTGTGCCGGGGAGCTGAATTCCCTCAAGATCGAAACGGCGCGCTGGAACCCGGCGCAAAACCCGATCTCCGAGGTGTTCAGCGCGGCGATCGGTCCGTTTCAGGACTACCCCACGGGCGCCGGGGAAACCACCCTCTATGATCAGACCATTGGGAGCAACACCACGCCGATCTGGGGTAACGGCTACTATTGCGGGCCGTCCGCGTGGGGCTCCGGTGGTGGCGGCCAAACGGGCTCCGTGGTGGCAATGCTCACGTGCCAGGCCACCGGCGCGGACAAGGTGGCCGCCGTCGATTTCTGGTTCGCGTGCGGATAGGAGGCGGCCGTGGCAGTACCAAGCGACAACGGAACGCCGGATCGCCCCCTGTCCGATGAGGACACCGGGCGAATCTCCGCGCGCCTCCACGCGCGCCTCGCCGGCCAGGTGGGCGCCGCCTCGGCGGTGACGCCTCCACTTGGAACGCCCACGCCCGAGGAGTTCCTGGACCGCCTCGCGGAGAAGCTCGCCGCGCGCGTGGGCAACGGCGGCGGCGGGAACGGCCACCGGCGTTTCCTCGGCCTCGAGCTGGGGGGCTGGACAAAGCTCCTCGCGTCGATGATCCTCGCCGGCGCGGTGGCGCTTGCGGCCTGGTGGCTCACGGTTCGGGACGAGCTGGCGAATCGAACCACCGGCCCGGACGTTCACCGGGCGATTATAGAGGCCGAGGCGCACCACGATCGGGACTCCGAGGCCCACCCGCCAATCCAGAAGCGCCTCGAGGGGATCGAAGTCCAGCAACGCACAATCCGGGACTCCCAGATCCGCCAGGAGGGGATCGACGGCAAACAATCCCTGGCGCTTGAATCGATCGCCGAGGACGTGAAAGTCTTACGACGCCAGCGGGGGCGGTGATAGACTTCACCCGGGGGCATCCCCGGGAACCGACACAGGAGAGATCGGAACCATGGCCGCGAGCTAACCAATAGGAGGACAGAAGCATGGGCCGCACTTTCCTACGTCAAGACACGCAGATCCGGAAATCGTCAACCTATGGGGACGCCGTGGCGCCCTCGGAGGCGAACTACGAAACCAACCCTGTGAGCCTGGAGGACGATCTCAACGCGATCCGATCCCAGCTCCACAACCTCCTGAACGATCAGGCCGGCAACTGGTGGGACGATCTGAACGTCCCCTCCGCGCTCGAAGCTGGGGAACAGCGGGGCGTGAACGATCTCAACGCCGATCTCCATGCCGTGGAGAAAAAGCGCGTTCTCCGGGACGTGTTCAACCTCACGGACGTGGCCGTGCCGGCCTCCCAGAATTACGTGGTCCTCGGATCCGGCGAGCTTCCGGCGAACACCACGGCCGCCGTGGGCGCCGTCACCACGCTGGGCACCGTGGTGGCGTTCCACTCCGGGACGTTCGGAACCCACGCCCTGGACGGGGTGACGGGACCGCACGCGATCAACCCGAAAAACCTCATGGAGATCGTGGACGGATCGACGCGCGATCCGATCCTGTCCTCGGGCCGAAAGGTGTACGGCCTTTTCCAGTGTGAGACGAACACGGACGGGCAAACCCTCACCGGAACCACGCCGAACCGCGCCCAGATTTCGTTCGTTCGCCTCAATTCAACCGGCGATGACCTCGAGGCGTGCCCGGTGGCGGATATCGAGTCCACCACGATCAACTACTCCACCCGCGAGCGCGTCCGCCTCGAGGATCTCACGGAGGCCGATTTCCTCAGTGGCGCCGTGATCGACGTGGGCGCCGGCGCGATCACCCCCACCCGCCAGGTGTCCTACGATAACCAGGGCACCACGCCGGTCGACGTCACCACCACGAGCTATCTGGACCTCGAGGGGGCCGGGCTCGAGTGGCAGATCCGGGACGATCTGGAGGCGATCCTATTCCGCGTGATCGAGGGCTCCGCGGGCGGAACCTCGAAGGTGGCGATCGAGGATGACGTGGACGAATTCGACGTCGACGCCGTGGTGTCCGATTTCCTGAACGGGATCAAGGTGGACACCGGCGCCGCCGGCACCACGATCAACATTGGCGTGACGGCGAATCAGATCGACACCACCGGCGCGCTCACCGTCACGGCCGCCGGAAACCTCAAACTGGCCAGCTCCGCGGGCGATCTCCGATTCACCGATCAGTACGAACCAGCCGGGTGGAGCGAGGACGGGATCCAGCTTTCGGACTCCGCGCAAACCTGGACGGACTTCGAGGCCGCTTTCGGCGAGGTGGGCCTCATGGACGCGATCCTGGCCGCCTACTCCGGCGCGGACTTCGCGAAAACCTACGCGGCCGTGACCGTTACTACGGTGGCGGACACGGACGTGGGAGGCGTGGGAGGCGGTACGAACCTGGACGCCCAGATCCACGATCTCAGCGGAGGCGATTTCATCACGGATCACGATGTCTACCTGAACGGGCAACTTCTCCGATCCGGCGCGGACGCCGCCGCGAACCATGACGTGTATCCGGGGACGAGCTTGCCAAACGGCCAGCTCAAATTCGAGTTCACCGCCCGAGTCAATGACGTGATCTGCGTTATCAGCCGGGCCTAATAGCCTGGCCGTGGGCCGAACCATGCCCGGCGCCGTGTGAAAGCGGCGCCGGGCGCCGAACCGACACTGGAGAACAGCATGAACCCGCAAAAGTCCGAGCTGAAACAGGCGATCCTCCACGAGCTGGGGTGCGATCTGGACGATACCCTCGAGGAGGCAACCAAGCGCGCGAACGGCCACACCGGAGCGCGCGGGGCGCTCAGGCTCGCCGCGAAAAACGCCCAGGCGATCGCCGAGGTGGTCGACGCGGAACTGAAGTCCGGGAAGCTCGCCGAGCGTTGCGCCGAGGACGGGGAGGGACCGCTCGATCCCGTCCTGGTGGCGAAGTATGCCAAGCTACAGATCACCCGCGTGGTGGACGGCCTGGACATCGCCTCGCAAAGCGAGCGGAACCGCGAGATCATGGCCCAGGGCGAGGTGGCCGCGCTCAAGTCCGTGGTGGCCCTGATCCAGAAGCGCCACACGCTCGAGGCCGCCAAGCTCGAGGCGTTCAACCGGGCGATCGCCGAGGGCGCGATCCAGCTCGAGGAGGACGGGGCGCCGTCCGGCGCGAGGCCCGGCCCGTCGATCGCCGCCCAGCGCAAGGCCGAGGAGGCCGCCAGCGCCGCCCAGGACGCCGGGAAGTCCAACGGCAAGCCCAAGGCGCGAAAGGGCCGCAAGGCCGCCACGCGCAAGCGCAAGGCGCCCAGCAAGCCCAGGGAGGCCAAACCCAAGAATGGCGAGAACGCCTGATCCACTCCAGGGAACGCTCGATCTTCCCGACCTCGGGGAGGACCCCACCGAGGTGGGCCAGATCGGGCGGAACGGGACGGACATCAAGGCCGTCGACGGATCCGGCGTGTTCAACCTTCGATCGGGCGCCGGCCTCACGGAAGCTCAACACAGGATTCTCCGGCAACTGATCCACTTTATCGATGACGGGCCAGCGGAGGGATTCGCTTCCGGCGCCTACTGTGAAACCTCCTGGTCCGGCCCGTTCCCCACGCTTGAGGTGTGGTGGGAGTCCTCCTCGAAGCTCAAAAAGATCGTGGAGCATTCCATGGGCTGGACGGGCGCGAACCTCACTTCCGAGGCGTGGAGCGTATACGCCACGGACGGCGTGACCGTGATCGGCCAGGTGTCGGACGCGATCACTTACTCCGGCCTGTTCGAGCAAACCCGCACACGAACGATCACGGTGAGCTAATGAGCAAGGCACCGATCGCAATACTCCACGCCCTGGACGGAACGCCCCTGAACGTGACGGCGGACTACCGCCTCCAGGTGGACGCGCGTGTGGCCTCCGCGGGCGCCGGCGTGGTGGCCTCCTATCTCCTGAACGGAAGCTCCGCGGAGATGGCAATCAACGGCGGCGCCGGCGTCATTTTCGCGTGGAGCCCAGGCCCCGATCACGATATCCAGGGGATGGCGCTGTCCCTAATTCTCGAGGACGCAACGATCTACTTTGGCGAGAAATACGCCGGGATCGATGGCCTCGCGAATGGCGTCCTGATCGAGGCCAAGGCCCAGGACGAAATTTATACGCTCGCCAACGTGAGGCTAACGCGCGAGCTGTTCCAGCTTTGCCTACCAGGAGGCTTTTCGCTCTATTCGGCCACGCCCGACTGTTGCCGCGCGAGCCTTGGACTGGAGGGACTTGTGTTCGCCAAGTCCGGAACCTACCCCGTTGCGGATTATGTGCGGGTGACGATTCGGGATGACCTCACCGGGCTGACTCATCAAAGCGCCCTGCTCAATGGCCTGGAGGTGTAGGCGTGGGACCTCGCAATGGATCGCTTTACATGGAGGTGGGCGCCCTGTCCGAGGAGCACGCCGACGCGGTGATCCCGGACGGCGAATCCTGGACGATCCGGCGCTTCACCGGCGCCGGCGCCTACCTGGACGATACGACCGTTTCCCTGGTGTGGGACTACGGCGGGGCCTCGCCCCAGATTCTCGCGGCAACGCACGGGGACGCCCAGGTGGAGCTACTCGCCGAGCTGGTGGGGAACGGATCAAAAATCCTGGCGCTTGTTCTCACGAATGACACGGACTCCGCCCACACCCTGGGCGGCGCCTGGGAGGGCTTCTAGGTGGCACGCGAACGGATCGATCTTTACCTGGACGATACCGTGGCGCCGGGCTCGCCGAGCGTGGAGCTTCTGAACGTGGTTCCGAACGGCCAGGTGTGGCGGATCATGCACTTCGGGGGCGCCGCGGCCTACTCCGGGATTATCGCGTTTCAGGTGTACGCGGGGACCGAATGGAAAACCGTTCGCGCCACCGCCGGGCCTGGCCAGGGGGACGATTTCCTGATCGATCGGGACTTCACCGGGAACGGAACGATCAGGTTCCGAATCGTCCGCCAGAACCTCCACACCGCCTCCCAGCAAATGGTGGCGTGGCTCGAGGCGTTCAAGCGGGCGTGATCCATGGGGCGGCCAACCAAGGAGGACGCCTCCGGGACGATCGACGGACTCAATCGCGAGTTCTCCGTTTCCAGTGACATGCACCCTGGCCGCGCGATCGTCCCGTTCGTGAACGGACAAGCGCTCCCAGGCCGCGCAACGGCAACGGGCGCCCGGACGTTCCAGCTCGAACACGCGCCCGTCCTGGGCGATACTGTGGCCCTCTATTACGAGGCCGTGTGATCGAATGCCCCAGCCACAATTCGAGCTATTGACCGGAACGATCGACGGGGCGAACCCTGATTTCTACACGTCCAGGGCCTACTCGCCGGGCTCCGTGGCCGTGTACCTTAACGGCCAGCTCCTCCTGAACCGAACGGGCAATCCGTGGACGGAAACCGATCCGAACGCGGGACAGATCACCGTCACGGACGCGGGCCTAGTTCCGCGCGTGGGCGATGAGATCGCCGCGTTCTACCTGGACACCACGACCGATCCGAATCAGGTGGTGATCGAGGATCTGGTGGCAACGATCCACGATGCCGAGGATCGCCTGGTGGGCGTGGTGGAGGCCGAGGAGGAGCTGGTGGCGATCGTGGCCGAGGAGGACCGCCTCGAGGGCCTGGTGGCCGAGGAGGACGCCCTCGCCGGCACCGTGGGAGATGAGGAGATCCTGATCGGGATCCTGGAGGAGTGTTAGCTATGCCATGCGTTGAACAGCCCTTGATCATCTGGGACGGCGAACACCGGACGTTCCGCCTCCGCGTTACCAACGAATCGGACGGATCCCGCGTGAACCTCGGCGGGGCCACGCTCGAGCTGGAGGTGAAGCACGCGGACGGCGCCTCCGATCCGGCGCTGATCCACCTGGAGATCGGAAGCGGAATCACGCTCGAGCCCCAGGTGGGTGACACCGAGGGCGAAGCGCTGATCGATCTGGCGCCCTCGGACCTTGCGCCATTGCAAGCCGGGGGCTCGAGGATTCTCCGCTATGACGTGACAACGCTCCTCGCCAGCGGGAAGCGCAAGAAAGTGATCCCGCCCTCGGACTTCGATTTCCGCGTGGTGGTGAACCAGGCATGACGGCCGCCGTTGTCACCCTCGCGATCCTCCTGGCCGGCGCCGCCGGCACGGCGGTGGCCCTCGCCCTCCGCATGAGCGGAATCCGGACGGACGCCCAGGACGCGGACCACAAGCGCGAGGCCGCGGAGAAAGCCTCCCAGGAGGCCGCGGACGCCCTCGAGGACGCGCGGACGCGCCACGCCTCCCAGCTCGAGGAGATCCGGCGCGAGATCGGAGAACTGGAACATGACCTGGAAGGTTGCGAGTGTAGCGGTATGCGCCGCGCTCGCCTTGAGCGCCTGTTGTCCAAAGCGAAAAACGCTCAAGGTTGAACACGTCAACGTGGGGTGCCTCCGGGATGCGCCCCCCGTGCCGGAAATCCCGGACGAACTGGGCACGGATGATCACACCACCGATCCAGAATGCCCGGAGAAATGGGAGCTGTGCGCGGACTTCGAGGCCGCCGGCAAGCTCGAGCGATACGTCCGACAATCCCAAGCCTGGATCCGCCAGGCCGTGATCCTATGCGCGCAACCAACGGAGGAGGGAACCGACCATGAGACAAACGATCCTGATTAGCCTGATCCTTGCAACGGGAATCACGCTCGCCGCCGTGGGCGCCGCCAGCGGCGCCGAGGACGCCGGAACCGGAACAGGCCCCGTTCCCGCTTGGGTGGGCGAAGCGGAGGACACGGCCACCACCACGGCCTCCGTGGAAACGCCAGCGCCCCCGACCGTGGAGGAGGATCCAATGGGCGCCGTGGAGCGCCTGATCGGACACGTGCGCGCCGGCGAATGGCGCATGGTGGCCGCGCTGATTCTCGCGTTCGTAATGCTGGCGCTCGCGAAGGTGCGCGATCGGATCCGCTGGTTCAAGGGCGATCGAGGAGGCGCCGTCCTGGTAATGCTCCTCGCCCTCGGGGGCGCCTTGAGCGCCGCGCTTGCGACGGACGCCGCCGTGGACTGGCGCCTGTTCCTTGGCGCCGTGGGCGTGGCGTGGACCGCCGCCGGCGGATTTACGTGGTTCAAGCGCCTGATCTGGCCAAAGGATCCAGCATGAGCGCCGGCGATTACAACCGGCGCCGAGTCGCCGAGGGCCAGATCACCACGGACGATCTGGAGTCGCTGTGGGACTGGTTCACGGCGCAACCCGGAGCGCTCGAGGACGCGGTGGCGACGTTCCAGGCGGCCACCGGCCTGGTGGAGGACTCCTACCTGGGACCTCACACGCTCGAGCGCCTCCGGCACGGGCCGGACGCGCGGGCCTGGCCGCTGGTTCTATTGCCGGACGGCCGGGCGCCGGTGATCACGTCCAGGTTCTACACGGAGAACCCGGAGCGCCCCACCCACAAGGGCGTCGACTTGTTCTATCGCTGGCTCGAGGACGATCCGGACGTGCCCGTGGGCGACGGTGGCGCGATTACGCGCAACGGAAAGCGCCGGTGGTGGTATCCGCCGCGCGCCGCGTTCCACCAGGCCCGGGACGCGGTGGCCGCCCACGCCGGGATCGTCCAGGACGCCAGCAAGATCGGGACGGGCCTCCACGCGTGGATCGATCACGGCAACGGCCAGCGCTCCGGTTACATGCACTTGGCCGAGCTTTACGTGGCCAAGGGCCAGGAGGTGGAGCTGGGGCAATCGATCGGGCTGTGCGGGGATAGTCCGCGAGGCCATGACGCCCTCCACCTCCATTTCGAGATCAGCCCGGTGGACCGCTACGCGCCCACGAATCCGCGCCTTTGGCTGGCGTCCGCCGCCCTCCTCGAGGGCCGCGCCGAGCTGGCCGCCTAGTCCATACCTTTACCGTGGCGCCACAGTAGCCACCGTCACCCTCCTGTGGTAGGTTCGCCGGGACTCATAACCCGGCCCAAGTGGGTGCCACCTGGACGTCGACGGCCGGACTTCTCCTCCTCGGCGTCCGCGTGCCCCACGTGAGGCCACCAGGAGGATCAGACATGGCATTGACGCCCGAACAATTGGCGCTCCGGCGAACCAAGATCACCGCCACGGACGCCGCGAAGGTGTGCGGCGTGTATCCGTGGGGAGGACCGCTGGACGTTCAGCTCGAGAAAGAGGGCAAGGCCGCGGACGTTGACAGCGATCGCATGAAGTGGGGAAACATTCTCGAGGATCCGATCCGGCGCGACTTTGCGAAGCGGCGCGGAATCAAGATTGCCGTTCCCGGAACGCTGGTTCACCCGCTCGAGGAGTGGGCCGCCGCCACGCCGGACGGGATCCTGTATCCCGGCGGGACGCGAATCACCCACGGATCGCTTTTCTCCCATGGCCCGGAGAACGTGGCGCCGATCGGTGGCCACGAGATCAAGACACACACCACCTGGCAAGCGCACCGATACGGCGAGCCCGGGACCGATGAGGTACCGCCCTGGGAGCTGGTTCAATGCGCCTGGAACCAGTGGATCGCCTCCGCTGTGTTCACCGCTGGGGACTTCGAGGTGTGGGACCTTACGGCGTTCATGGACAACCTTCCCCAGGACTACCGGGTGACGCGCGATCCCGAGCTGGAGGAAATGCTGATCGCTACGTGCCGCGCGTTCTGGGACGAGCACGTGATCGGTGGCGTCCCGGTGGCCCCGGACGGGACGCAAAGCTACACGGACCACCAGGCGAACCGCTGGCCCCGGAACACGTCCGAGGACTACGTGGAGGCCGCCGGGGAAGTCCTCGAGGCCGTCCAGGCGCTCCATGCAACGCGCACCGAGATCGCCGGACTCGAGCGCGAGGAAAGCCGCCTGGTTCAGATCGTCAAGGAGGCGATCGGCGATCGTGCGGGCCTCGAATTTCCGGCGATCACCGGGGGCGGAAAGCGCCAGCGGATCACCTGGAAACGGAGCAAGGATTCCACCACCACCTCCTGGGCGGACGTGGTGGCGTCATACCGCCAGGACATCCTGATCCTGGCCGATGAGCTACAGATCGATCCCGATAGCGGCAAGCGCCTGGTGGAGGCCCTGGACGCCGCGATCAAAACGCACACGCGGCCCAAGCCCGGATCGCGTAGGTTCAACGTCCCGCGCAACTGGAACAGCTAGACACAGGAGCAACCGATGACAAACGGAAACGGAAATACCGCCCTGGCCGTTCGCCAGGATCAATTCGCCGGCGCCCTCACCCAAGGCGTGGGCGAAACCGCCGCGCTCGCGATCGCCGCCCAGGCAAAAGCCGCGATCGAGGCGCGCTGGATCGTCGCCATGAAATGCCCGCGCGACATGGATCAGGTTCGCGCCGATGTCCTCCGCGAATGCAAGCGCCCCGCGTTCGCCGAGGTGGCGCGCTACTTGAAACCGATCGGCGAGGGCGTGGAGGGGCCATCGATCCGGTTCGTGGAGGCCGCCCTCCAGGCCCTCGGCAATTGCGACACCCAAGCGATCACGATCTACGATGACGCGGAAAAGCGGATCGTGGAGGTGAGCGTGATCGATTTCGAGAAAAACGTGACGCACCGGAAACAGATCACGATCTCGAAGGTGGTGGAGCGCCGCTACCTCCGCAAGAATCAAACCGCCCTCGCCTCGCGCACGAATTCGCGCGGCGATACCGTCTATCTCGTGTCCGCCTCGGATGACGATCTCCTGAACAAGGAGGCCGCCCTGGTGAGCAAGGCGATCCGAACATGCGGCCTCCGGATCATTCCCGGGTGGCTTGTGGAGGAGGCCATGGGCGCGGTGATCCGAACGCAGAAAGATCAGGCCGCGCGCGATCCGGACGCGGAGCGCCGCAAGGTGGCGGACGCTTTCGCCTCGATCAACGTCCAACCCGCGGAGCTGTCCCGCTACCTGGGCCACGACCTCGGCAAGGTGAGTCCGGGCGAGCTGGCCGAGCTTCGCCAGGTGTACGCCACGATCCGGGACGGCCAGGCGTCATGGTCGGACATCCTCGATCACCGCCTCGCCCAGCGCGGGGAGAAGTCCGCCGGCCAGGCCGGGGACCAGGAGGCGCCCAAGCCCTCCCAGGAGGCGCCCAAGCGCGGCGCCGCCGCCGCCAAGGCGGCCATCCGGAGCGCCCGTCCAGCGCCCGCTCCGGCGCCCCAGGAGCCCGCGGAGGAGGAGCCCCCGCCCGCGGAGCCCGAGGTGTCCGCCGCGCCGCCAGCTCGAGCCCGCCGGCCCAAGCCCCAGGCCGCCAAGGGGGCGCCCAGGCGCCGCCAGGCGCCCGCCAAGGCGCCGGAGCCACCACCGGAGGAAATCCCCGAGGATGAGCGGAGAATGGCCGCAATCGAGGCCCAGCAAGCCCAGGAGCCCGAGGAGGAGCCCGAGGAGCCCCAGGGCGAGTTCGATCTGGATCCGGCGGACGCCGTGGACGCCGAGCTGGTGGAGGGCGAGGACTACGATCCGGACACCGGCGAGGTGTTCGAGGAGGAGGCCGAGGCCGAGGCCGAGGAGCCCGGCGAGGAGGACGAGTTCCAGGAGCCCGAATGGATGCGCGCCCCCGAGGCCCCGCCGCAACGCGGCAAAAAGCCACCCAAGGGCGAGGCGTTCTAGGCTAGGATCCGGGCTTCTGGTCCCACCCGGGCCGCCCACATGGCGCCCCCCGTCGCTAACCGCGGGGGGCGTTTTTTTGTGCAAGCTCGTGGCCTTTTTCGCTTGCCTCCGGTTTACCGTGTTCCTACAATAATAGGCGGACAGGATCTAACCGCGACACAGGAGGCAAAAATGGAAACCAAGAAAAGAACCAGCGAAGCAACCCGCGAGGACGTGATCAGGGCGATCGGCATGTGCGATGCACTGGGCCAGGACGGGTTCCTGGCCGCCCACGGTTACCGGCCCTCGCTTCGATACCAGCTCGCGTTCGGCGGGAACCTCTACCCGTCCAAGGCGATCCTCGGCGTGGCGTGCGGCCTGAGCGCGCGCGAGTTCTCCGGCGGCGCCGCCCACACCGTCCGCGTTCTCCACGCCCTCGGTTTCAAGGTGGTGAGCCGATGACTCGCCCCGCTTACGAGCTGGTGGAATTGCTCGAGGGCGTGGACTTCCCGATCCCGGCGCAACCGGCGCCGGAGCTTCCGCTGGATCCGATCGCCTACTTCGCGAGCGGATGCCAGCGCGGCGAAGTCCGCGGGTTCGGCGCGATCGGCCATGACGTGGGCGTGACCGCGGCGAACGTCAACGCGGACATCGAAGCGGAGATCCTCGAGCTTGTGGGGACTGACGTTCAGGTGTTCGTGGACAGCGGCGCGTTTCCCGAGTTCCAGGCGGAACTGAAAGGGAAGTCCAAGCCGGTCGACTGGCCCCGCGTGATCGATCTTTACAAGCGCCTGGGCCGCGCCCTGGGCGATCAGCTCCACGTGGTAGCGCCGGACAAGATCGGCGATCAGGCGGAAACGCTCGCGCGCCTCGAGCGCTACGCCGAGGACATGCGCGAGCTGGACGCCATGGGCGTGCGCGTTCTCATGCCGGTTCAACGTGGCGCGTTCAAGCAAGCGAGCTTTTTCAAGCGCTGTGTCGACGTTCTGGGATTCGCGCCGATCCCGGCGCTTCCGTGTCAAGCCGCGGCCACCTCACCCAAGGAGGCCGAGGAGTTCGTGGCCACCGTTCAGCCCGTTGTGCTTCACTTGCTGGGCCTAGGACCTCGAGGGCGCAAAGCCAAGGAGATCCTGTCCCGAATCGCCTCCGCTTGCCCTATCACCATGGTTCAAATGGACTCGTGTGTGGTCGCGCGCCTGGCGGGGAAAACCAACGGGCCGAACGGCGGCCCCCGTCACCTCACCGCCGCCGCAACGATCGTCAATGGCATGGTGGAGCGTGGCGAGCTTGCCGGCGACACTCAAACCCGCAAGGCCGCCGGCGTGATCCTGGCGCTCCGGAACGCGGACAACGGCCACAAGCGGCCGGAGCCTCCGGTGGAGCCCGTGATCGTCCAGGCGGACACGCGCCGCCCTGGGCCGCGCACGCCGCGCGTGTGCGCGAACATCGCGAACGCGATCAACGCTTACGGATTCGACACCCGCAAGCGCGGCGCCTCCGTGATTCAGATCCTCGAACACGTCCCGCCGAGGCTCCTCCAGGGCGTCCGCGAGCGCGTGGCCGCCGGCGACACGGCCCGCATGGTTCACGGCGCCCTCCGCATAGCAACGCCCGGGGAGGATGACGTGTCGGACGCCGATTATTACTACCACGGCCACCTGTTCGGAAAAAACGCCGAAACGAATCCCATGTGGGGGGAGCGCCGGTGGGGACCTTTCGGCACCACAGGGCGCGGCATGGCCTCAAGCTCCGGCCGGAGCTTCGACACCATGCGCGAGGGCCTGGAGTGGATTCGCTCCCAGGAACCGGAGCCCGGGCCGCGCAGGCCTGGCCACGCCCTCGGATCCCAGGTTCGTTTCTACGTGGACGCGATCCGCAAGCTCGCGGAGGAGGCCCTGGAAATCCTCCTCAAGGGATCCCCGCTGGATACCGTGACCGAATGCCACGAGTGGCTGTGCCACCCGAACGGCGAGGACTGCGACGGCGGGATCACGTGCCACGAGAACCGCGCGCGCAAGGAGGCCATGGAATGCGCCGCCGCGGCGATCTACTTCGCGAGCGAATACACGCCGGAGGGCCGCCTGGGCCTGGTTCCGTTCAACGGCCAGCATGAGGCCACCGGCGGGCCGCGTTGTCGCAAGTTCGAGGGCCAGGGAATGGAATGTTGCTTTTGCGGCACGAACGTGGAGGAGCGCGCGGATACGATCTACCTCCACGTGATCGACGGCGGCGCCGCGTTCGCGCCCGCCGGATACGAGGGGCCGGAGAACGATCCGGCGGATGTCGGTTTCTATCCGATCGGGCCGCGTTGCGCTCACCATTTCGCGGACGAGCTGGGCAAGCTCGAGCAAGCCGTGGGCCTCGGAGCCGCTCACTGGGAGGACGCGGAAAGTCGCGAGGGGGAGCGCTAATGGCTCGCCGCGAAGCGATCCGGATCGCCGTCAAGCGCGGCCAGGTGTTCCGCGTGCGCCGCGGAGGCGGGCTCCCAGCGCGCCACATTCAAATCGACGCCGTATTGACCGGCGCCACCCCGAGGGGCGATCAGCCGATCGCGCGCGTGTTCGAGGTGACGCGAAACGGATCCCGCAAGGGCCGCAAGCGGATCGTGACGGCGCGCGCCGTCGACGGTAGCGTTGCGGAAACCCGCCCGAACCTCGCCTCCCATTGGCTCATCTGGGACGTGTCACTCCGAGCGTGGACAATGGGGGCACCGTTCGAGCCGATCGAGGAGGATTAGCTGTGTCGGATAAGCAAGCTCGCGTCAAGGCGCTACGGCGCCGCCTCATGCGCCACAACGCGCCCACGTTCCCGAACCTGGCGAAGCTCACGGAGGGCCAGCTCGAGGCGCTGGAGGGCGCCCTCGGCGCGCTGTTCACCTCCGGGCGCCAGGAGGAGGCCGCTACCGCGACGGTGACGCGCAACCCCCAGGCGTTCCACGTTGACGATCGCACCGGCGATCCCCTCTACCTCCGCGCCGCGGACTCGCTTTGCTACGCTTGCGGCGAGGTGATCGGCGCGCGCCTGTTCCGCGTGGAGTTTTGCGAGGAGCACGGTTTCGATCTGTTCGTTCACCGCGACTGTTCGCCGGAGGTTGATCCGCCCGATGAGGAGTGACGATCCGGATGGCGCGGACTTCTACCGCGAGGAGGGCCTCCCCATGCCGCGCACGTATGCCGCGGCCGTGGAGCGCACGATCGCCGAGGCGCGAAACGAGATCGCCGCGCGCGTGGCGCCGGCAATCGTTCGCCTGGAACACAAGCGCCACCAGCTCACCGCGGCCGAGCTGGTGGCGCTCGAGGACGCCCTGGCCGCTTTCTTGACACTGGATGGATCGATGACACCCGAACGCAAGGGGGACTTGAGGGCTTTCCTCACGTTCCGAACGGACATGAGAACACCGCCGAACCGCACGCCGCGCCAGCTCGCGGACTCCGAGGCCGAGGATTGGCGCCAGGCCGGATTCACGGCGCGAGTCTACACGCGGGCGCTGTGCGCCGAGGGCGAACGCCTTGACGTGATTTGCGTTGTGGTTCGCGACCCTGTGGACTTGTCCACAGCGACGGCGCCGAATTCCGATCCGGAAAACTTGCAACCGGATCCGGACCTGTAGTAACACGGCAAACCATGGGCGGCAAAGGTGGACACCACGGCCCCCGCAACGGCGGGCGGCCTCGCAAGTATCCTCCACCCTCCTCGGCGTTCGCGGACTGGCTCGCGCGCTGGCTCGAGGTGGACGGCCACACGATCCACGATCTGGCCGCCACCCTCGGGATCAGCCCGTCCACGATCTACAATCTCCGGAACGGGTATTTTCCGCCGGGCCTCAAACTCGCGCTTGCAATCGAGGAGGCGTCCGGCGGCGAGGTAGCGGCGAAGTCCTGGATCGCCTAGCTCGCCAAGGAGGGGGACATGTCCGCGGCGAGCAATTGGGCGAAGGTCGACGCGCTACTGTGGTCGACTCCGAAACTCCTCCGGCAAGCGCCGGGGGATCGCTTCTGGGCTGGAACCGTGTTCCAGCTCCTCCTCCTGGTGAATCGCCAGAACCGCCTCGAGGGCGAGATCCCGGCGGGCTACGCGGCGCCGGAATACCTGGCCGCGCTGTGCCACCTGGACAACGCCCCGGGCCTCGCCGAACCGCCTCACGATCTGATCCGGTTGGGGCTCCGGGCCGCGGCCCTCGCCAAGCTGATCGAGGTGACGCCCGAGGGCGTCCTGATCGTGGGGTGGAGCGAGGAGTGGGGGCGCCTCGGGGAGTCCTCCACGGAGCGCGTGAGGCGCTGGAGGGCCAAGAAAAAGGCCGAGGCCACCACGGAAGCAAGCGAAAACACTTTACCCAAGCATGAAACGGTGAAACCGTTACACGTTTCAGGTAACGGTGAAACGCCTAGAGTAGAGGAGAGTAGAGTAGAGGAGAGTAGAAGTCCGGATCCTACGGATCCGGACGCACGTCCGGGATCCGGCAAGGGCAAGGCCAAAGGGAAGCGAGGCCCGGATCCGGACAGGATCCCGGAACAGGCCCACACCCTCGCCCAGCTCCTCGCGGACTGGACCGCGGAGAACGTGCCACGGGGGACGTTCGCGAGGCTCGCGCCGGCGAAGCGCGCCGCGCGCGTCCTGGCGTGGGCGGACGTGATCCGCCGGATGCGCGTGATCGACGGCCACGAGTGGGGCGAGATCCAGGACATGATCGAGTGGTCCCAGCGGAGCGAATTCTGGCGGGCGAACGTGCAAAGCGCCGAGGCGCTCCGCAAGAATTGGGACACCATGCTGGGCCAGCGCGGGCGGCCCCGCCGAGGCGACAATGGCAAGCCGCGGGACGTTCGCGTGGGCCAAGCGGAGCCCACACCACGCGAGGCGTGGGAGAACGAACCCGAGGAGGGCCAGATATGACGGCGGCCGATTTCGTGCCCGTGTTCGATGCCGTGGCGAAGTCCTGGGAGGAGCGCGATCGCGAGATCGCCGAGGAGCGCGAGGAGCGCGAGCGCAAGCTGGCCGCGGAGGCGCGCGTCCGGTGGAATGAGAACATGATCCGGGCTGGCGTTCCTGGCCGCCGCCTCGAGGAGGCCCTGGCGGCGGACGTCGACCTCGAGGCGCCGGCGATCAAAGCGCTGGACTCGTGGAGCGAGGATCGGAACATTCTCGTGATCGCCGGGCCGATCGGCGTGGGCAAAACAATCGCGGCCGTCCTGTGGTTACAAGCGAACGGCGGGCGCCGCCCGCTTTTCATGCGCGCCAGCGCGTTCGAGGCGCGAGGCCGCTACGATCACGACACCAGGCAAGCATGGGAACGGTCGACGGGCTTTGTCCTGGACGATCTGGGCGTTGAATACACGGACGCGCGCGGCAACTTCGCGGCGCTCCTGGACGAGCTGGTGGACCTCTACACGGGCGGCCACGCCGGCCTGGTGATCACCACGAATTTGGACGCCTCGAAGTTCCGCGAACGCTACGGCGAGCGCGTGGCCTCGAGGATCGTCAAGTTCGGCAACTGGCGAAACATTCGAGGCGAGGACCGGAGGAGGCGCCGATGATCCTATGCGGAGAATGCCTGGCGCTCCTCCACCAGCTCCGCGATCGCTGCATTGATCACGCGATCACCGATCCGCCGTATTCGCCCCACGTCCATGAGGCCGGGCGCCGAGGTTGCACCGGGTATCGCGAGCCCTCGAGGCCGAACGCCACCGGAGCCCAGTTTCACCGAGTCCGCGATCTAGGTTTCGCTCCCCTCACGGACGAGCTTCGATCGCGCGTGGCGCTCGAGCTGGCGCGCGTGTGCCGGCGCTGGATCCTGGTGTTCTGCGATCACGAGGGCGGCCAGGCATGGCGCGAAGCGCTCGAGGCCGCCGGCGCCGAGTTCGTCCGGTTCGGCGTGTGGATCAAGCTGGGCGCCACGCCGCAATTTTCCGGCGATCGTCCCGCCGTAGGCCATGAGGTGATCGTGATCGCTCACGCTCCGCGGCCAAACGGGGGCCGGTTGCACTGGAACGGTGGAGGGCGGCACGCCGTTTGGACTCACCCGATCGTTCTGGACCGCGGCCACAACGGCGCCCGCTTGCATACAACCCAGAAACCGCTCGCCCTCCTCGAGAATTTAGTCCGGGACTTCACCGATCCCGAGGAATCGATTCTCGATCCGTTCGCGGGCTCCGGCACCACGAGCGTGGCCGCGAAGCGCCTGGGCCGCCATTCCATGGGATTCGAGGTGGATCCGACCTATGCGGAGATCGCACGAAAGCGATTCGAGGAGGCGCGTTATCAGCCCGAGCTGTTTCCCTCGAGGGCGCCGGCGCCGCGCGCCGATCAGCTCACCCTTGACATCGGCACAGCGCCACCAGCTCGCGGATGGGAACCTCGAGGAGCTGGGGAAGCTCGAGCGCCGGAGGAGGACTAGGCGGTGGGTGTGGCGCGGGATCCTGATCGCTGTCCTCCTGGTGGCGTCCTATTGGCTTTCGCCGTGAACATGCCACCGCGTCCCCAGGGATCAAAGCGCGCGCTCCCCGTGGGCAAGCCGTGTCCCGTGTGCAAGCGCTCGCGCACCGTCCTAGTGGAACACGCGGACGCGAAGCTCCGCAAGTGGCGCAAGGCGGTGACGGAGGTTGCGGCGGACGTGTGGGCCGGGCGGCCACCGATCGACGCGCCCGTGATCCTCGGCGCGCGCTTCTGGTTCCCGCGCCCGCCGTCCCACCTGAAAAAGCGCGGCGGGCTCCGCAAGGGGGCGCCGGTGACGAAACAGGATCCGCCCGATCTCTCGAAGCTCGTCCGCGCGCTCGAGGATGCGATCACGGACGCGAAGGTGTGGCGCGATGATTCGCGCGTGGCCGAGTATCGGAGAATCCTCAAGGGCTACACGCCCAGCGCGATCGCCGTGGGCGTGGAGGTGGTGATCCTGTCCTGGGACGGAGGCTCCGGTGGCTAACTGGACACACAAGCGCACGGCGCCGGAGGGCAAGGAGGCGATCGCCGGCGAGCTGGGAACGATCGCCAATTGCCTGGGCGGCGATCTCGTGTGCGCCGAATCCCAGGACGGCGAACGGTTCGCGTGGCTGGAGATCGCGTGGCCGCTGAAAAGCGGGGACGCCATGGCCCACGTGTGGAACCCGGAGCGAGGCCGGATCGATCTCCGCGCTCCGTTTCTACGCCAGGTGAAGGCAACCCAGCGTTGCCGTTTCCTCGGCGTGAGGAGCAAGTGATGGCCGAGGAGGCAAAATGCCGGAGCTGTGGCGCCATGATCGTGTGGTGCAAGCTCGTGAGCGAACGGAACCCGCAAGGCAAGCCCCACCCGCTCGATCCCGTGCCCACGTTCGAGGGCTCGATCGAGCGCAAGCGCGGCAAGGTTTCCGATGCCTACTATGGGCGCGTGGTTCCCAAGGGCGAGCGCAAGGGGCGCCGCCTGTACACTTCGCACTTTTCCACGTGCCCGAACGCGGCCCAGCATAGGAGGCCACGGTGAAAGCCTCGGAGCGCGTGATCTACATGGCCCACCCGGTATCCGGTGACGTGGAGGCGAACCTCGCCCGCGCGCGGCGCTGGCTCCTGTGGATCTACCGGACGAAACCCGGCACGGCCGTGGTGGCAAACTGGATCCTGGACTGCGAAATCCTGGACGATAGCAACCCGGCCGATCGTCAAATGGGCCTCGCCCACGACCTTGCGATCCTCGAGCGCGTCGACGCCGTGTGGCTTGTGGGTGGCCGCGTGTCCGGCGGAATGGCGCTCGAGGCGGAACACGCCAAGGCCCACGGAGTCCGCGTCCTGGACCTCACGGCGCTGGGAGCGGAGCCTCCGCTGGTTCCCCTCGCAACCGTCCCGCCGGGACAGGAACCGGACGATCCGGAGTTCAAACCATGAGCGAGGAAAGCACCACCAGGCCGCCGCCGCGTTGTGAGGATTGCGGCGAGCCCATGCCGGCCAAGGAGTGGGCCGCCTGGCAATCGATCCCCGGCGTAACCGGGGACGGATTCGGCCGGACACTAGGCCCCATGTATCACTGTGGGTGTGTTCGGCGCGCGGAGGAGGCCGCCCAGGCCGCCGGCGTTCGCTTGTTCATTCCCCAGGCGTGGCACCACCGGGACGCCGAGCGAGTCCTCCAGCTCCTCGAGGCCGCGTGCGAAAAGCTCGATCGGATCAATGCGAACCTCGAGCGCCACCTGGCCGCGTGCGAAAAGCTGATCCGGCCACCGGGCGTTCCGCATAGCAACCGAGGGGAGAAGCGCAAGCGATGAGCGATTCCACGCGAGGGCAAAAGATCCGCGGGGAGTGTCGACACTTCCGCGGCATTCGGAAGTCGACATGCGCCGCCGGCGTCCGTTACGCGGACGTGTGGGCGGAACCGGAGCCCGGAACGCCTCGCGCGCTTCCGTGCCTCGCGATCATCGGGTATTGCGAGCGCGTGGATACGTGCGAGAAATACGATCCATTGACACCCGAGGAGGCCGAGGAGCGCGATCGTGCGAATCTCAAGGCCGCGGAGGAGTTCGTGGCGAAGCTCCGCGCGAACATTTGCCCGATCTGCGATCGGGCGATTGAGGCGCGCGTGAAGGTGGGGCGCTGTGTTTACGCGAAACCGTGCGGCCACCGCCTCGGCCAGGCAATGAGGAGAACGAAATGAAAGCGGAGAAGTTCCTGAACGGCGCCCATGGCGTGTGGAACGGGAAATTGCTGTGCGTTGTTTGCCTGGACACGGAGGCGATCCTCGCGCTTGGCAAGATGACGATCGGGGACACGTCCAAGATCCCCGACTGGTTCAAGCTGGGAAACATGTTCGAGGCGAACGCGATCCAGACACCCGGACGGCCCCCACAGGGGACAATGTGGCTCACGATCGCCACGACCGATCCGGACTGGTTCGTGGCCGCGTTCAACGCGAACCCGGGGGGCCGATCATGAATTCCAAGGATGCAAAGCTCCTCCGGCGTTACGCTCGATATATGTTCGAGCGCGCCCTGGTGGAGCGCGCCGAGCGAATCGCCGAGGAGTCCAACCTCCTGATCGCCCCGCGGCCGAAAAAGGACTGGCTCGATTCCCAGGCCAAGATCGCGATCGAATCGGACGGCCACCGCAAGCTGGTGGCGTGGTTTGAGAAGCTATCACCGGCCGATCGCGTGAGCGCGCGCAAGCGCCTGGCGCGCGAGCTGGAACAGGGGGCGAAAGCATGAAGCGGCCACCGCTGATCCTCTACCTCCTGGGCGCGCTGTGGATCCTTCCGCTCACGCTCGCCGGCGCCGTCCTCGCCTTGATCTACGTGCCGATCGGCGTTAGGTGGTCGGACGGGCTCCTGGAGATCCGGACCCTGTGGATCATCGGATCGCCGGGGGCGCAAACGATCGGGCTGATCATGTTCTACACGGATCCGGAGGAGCGCGATCGGCCGCGCCTCCGCGTCCATGAGCGCGTCCACGTGATCCAGTCAATGCTGTGGAGCCCGTTCGCGTTCGCGCCCGCGTGGCTCCTACATTGGGCCGTCAACGTGATGATCGTTCGCCCCAAGCCAGAGGATTACCCGGACTACCTTCCCATGAGGGATCGACACGGCAACCCGGAGCCCTTGTGGTGGCGAGCCTACGCGGCCATTTGCTGGGAGCGCCAGGCATACCGAATCGATCACGAATTCGCCGAGGGCAAGCGCCCGGGGGCGTGGGGATCGTGACACAGGAGGACAGCGTGGATCAGTTACAGGCAATGTATGAGGAGGAGCGCCGCCAGGAGAGAACGGATCTCCTCGAGGCCGTCCGCGAGCTGGAGGAGAAGCTCGCGCGCCAGGAGGGCGCGTTCCGCCAGATCCTCGAGGCCCTGGAGGGGACGGCGCCGCCGCCTTGCTTCACGCCCTCGCCGGAGCTGGTGGCGATCCAAGTCAAGATCCGGATGACGGAGGCCCAGCGTAGGATCGAGGCGCTGGAGGCCGAACGGGACGAACTGGAGGGCGATCTGGACTCCGCGCGGGAACAGGTGGCCCTCCTCGAGGCCGAAACAGAAACCGAATAGGAGGATCACGTGGCAGATTTCACAGTAACGCTCGAGGACATCGGCCAGGGCAAAGTCCTGGCGCGCGCGGACTCCGAGCTGGCGAAGGTGATCGAGGCGGTGGCCGAAACCACGAAACCGGGATCGGTGGCCGTGAAGATCACGATCAAGTGGGAAAACGGGATGGCCCTGCTTTCGGGCGAGGTGTCCTCGAAGGTTCCCCAGCATGGGCTCCCCGCGTCCCTGTTCTACTTCGGGGAAAAGGGCGAGGGAACACTCCACCGCGAGGATCCGCGCCAGCTTTCCCTCCGCAACCTCGAGCCCGCGAAACCCGCCCCGCTCCGCGCGATCGGAGGCGGGAAGCATGAACCAGAACCCGAACCGACACAGGAGGAGTAATCGTGCCCCAGGACTACACGGAAACGAAAGCGGCGATCATCGCCGGAGCCCAGGCGGCGAAGCTCGCCGATCGCATGGTGACGATCGAGGGCGTCCCGCTCATTCTCACGAACGGCGATCAGGCCGCGAAGGTTCCCCAGGACTTGCTCCGCGCCATCTATGCGCGCGGCGCCGCCCCGAACCGCAAGCGCGGAACGTCCGTCCACCACCAGCTCGATAGCTTCACGGCGCACGTGAACCGCAACAAAACGGCGGCCTCGGCGCTGTGGGCGAACGTGGACGAAACCGAGGTGATCGCGATCTACAACTATCACGGCGCCGAGGCCGGGGACGCCGCCGGCGGGCCGGGCTGGGCGGACTTTCGCGCCACCTATTCCATGCCCACGTCCGACGCTTGGAAATTCTGGACGGAGGCCGCGGGCCGCACCTATCGCCAGGAGGAGTTCGCCGATCTGATCGAGTCCCGTATGGAGGATCTCACCGGGACCGGAAAAGACGGATTCCCGGCCCCGACCGAATTGCTGGAGATGTCCCGGAGCCTCCGGATCCACACCCAAGGCACGTTCCGGCGATCGCTCAATCCCACCACTGGCGAGTCCGAGCTGGTGTGCAAAACCGAGCACACGCAAGACTCCACGAATATCCCGCGCGCGTTCGCGCTTGGGATCCCCGTGTTCCGCGGCGGCACGGCCTATCGGGTGGAATGCCGAATCCGCTTTCGGCTCGCAAGCGGCGCCGCGCTGTTCGAGTTCACCCTCCACCGCCAGGAGGAGATCGTCCTGGACGCTTTCGCCGAGGCCGTGGGGATGATCGATGGCGCGTGCGAGGACGTTCCCGTGTTCTGGGGCGTGCCCGAATCCCGCAAGGCGCTGGATCCGGACGATTCGCCGCCGTTCTAGCATGGGCGAAGTCCGCGCCATACGTTCCGCGCCCGGAACGCCCTCCGAGCTTCACGCGATCCTGGATCAAGGGATCGCGCGCGGCGCCACGGAGGCGATCCTGATCATTGCCTACCCGGAGGGCTCCGGGCCGGACGGCGTGGGTGGCTGGGAAGCGTTCGGGACCGGCGGCACCACCGCCGCGGAGCGCGCTTTCCTATACCAGCAATTGATCCTCCTGGAGATCGCCGGCCAGGAGGACGAATAGGTGGGGCATCCGGTGAAATCGTGCCGCAAGTGTTCGCACTTCGCGCGCGATCATCGGTTCGGAGGGCCGAGGACATACGGCGCTTGCGTGTTCCACGGCCATCCGACGCACGGCAACAATAGGGCGTGCCCAGGCTACACGACACAGGAGCAACCCATGGAGAACCAGAACCAGGAACGCAAGAGCGCCGAACACGCCGGGCGCCGGAACACACGCGCCATGTTCGCCGCCCACGCCCTCGGCGCCATGCTGGCCGATCCGGAAATGGATCACAACGTCCAGGCCCTCGCGGAGCGCGCGTGGAACTACGCGGACGCCATGATGGCCGGGGAGCTGGCGAGCCTCGGCTGGGAGGAGGCCCTCGCCGTCACGTCCCCCGTGTTTCGCCAGGACGTGGAGCCCTCGATCGAGCCGATCGAAACAACGTGCGCGAGGTGTGGATCATCCGTGCGCGTCAACCCGCTGGCCGCGGCGGATTCGCGAGTCCGCGCGCTCGAGCGGAGCCACTCCGATCTGGTGGTCCGAATTCACAAGGCGGTGATCAAGATCCGCGAGTTCGCGCCCTACTCGCCGGAGAAGCGCACGATCGTGGAGGCGGTGACGGACATCCTCGAGGGCCGGTAATGGACGCCACCGAGGACCAGGAGGCGCGGGACCTCGCGCTCCGGGAAACGCCACGCCTTACCACCCTCCAGGCGTATCACAAGCTCCGGGACTTCGGGGGGCTCGCCGCCGGGCGCTGGCACGTGTTCGATCTGGTGTGGCACCGGGGGCCGGGAACGTCCGCGGAGATCCTCGAGGAGGACATCCGGACGCACCCACAGCGCGCCCTCACGCAAAGCCGCGCGCGCTTCACCGAGTTGCGAGACATGGGCCTGATCGCCGAGCTGGGGATCGTCACGTGCCGCGTGACCGGCAACCGGGCGATCCTGTACGACGTGACCGGACGCGCGGAGCCCTTGCCGTTGCCGCGCAAGCGAAAGCGGGACTCCACAAAGCGCCAGCTCCTCGAGGAGGCCCACAGGATCGCAACGGAGGCCCTCCTGGTCCTCGGCAAGGCGAGCGCGGACTATTCGGACCTGATTCTACGGGCCGAACACTCGCGCCTCCTGGGCGAACTGAGGGCCTGGAGAAATCAGGCGGACGTGTAACGCCGGCAACGTGGTAACGTGTTTCCAACCTGCAAGATCCTGCGACCTCATGCCAGGCCCTAGCAAGAATCCCGAAATGCTGGACGCCGTGGAGCGCGCCATGGCCCAGGGTGTCCCGTTCCGCGAGATCGTGGGAGCGTGCCGGGCAAAGTGGGGCGTGTGTGAGGCGACCGTGGCCAGATATTGCTCCGAGATCCGCCAGCGCTGGACGCGCGAGGAGGAGGAGCTACGGCCCCAGCGCCGGGCCGAGTTCCGGGCGCTGATCATGGACGCCTGGAGGCTCGCGAGGCGGAACAAGCAAGGCGTGGCCCTCGCCCAGCTCGCGCGCGTCCTGGCGAAGTTTGACGGGCTCGAGGCCCCCGCCCAGGTTCAAGTGGCGGTGGCTGGCCACGTCGATGTCCTGGCGCTCACGCCCTCGGAGCGCCGCCAGGAGATCGAGCGCCTGATCGCCAAGCGGGCCGAGGCGCTGGACGGGACGGCCGCCGGGCCGCCTCTACTCGCACCACCGAGGGCTCGAGGAAACGGCAACGGGCGAGGGAACGGAAACGGGCACGGCGCCTGAACACACCGCGCGCGAGAATCGAGCCCGCTCCTGGGAGCTGTCAAGATCGGGGCCTACACTTGAGCGAGAAAGCGAAAAAATTAACCGCGGGCCTCGGCGTTGCGGCCGTCCTGGCCCTCCTACTTGCGATCGTGGCCCAGCGTTACCAACTTGCGGCGATGGCCGATCGCCAGCTCGTCCTCGAGGAGCGCCTGGCCGAGGTGGAGGCGGACGCATCCTCCGCGCTCCTCGCCAGCGGCGCCCAGGTGGCCGCACACGTCCGCGAGCTTGACGGGCTCCGTGGTGACGTGCGCCGTTGCCAGGAGGGCCTCGCGGCCGTAGCTCAATCGCTCGAGGCCGTGGCGAATTCATGCCCGGGGAGGGCCTGGCCTCCGAGCTGGGATCGCATTCGGAACCTTGCCGGGATCGACTGAACACGACACAGGAGGAGAACATGGCGATCGTGAGACACAGGAGAAAGGGCGCCGGCGACACGTTGCGCCCGACTGGAAAAACGCCGAGGCGCGCGGCGCCGGCGAAGTCCGTCCACCCGCGTGAGAGGCGATATCCTGGCGGCAAGCTCGAGCGGAGGATCCGCCGGGCCACCAGGGGGGGCGAGGACCGCCACACGCGCGCGCTCGAACTACAAACGGCCGAGGGCATGAGTCAACGCGCGAGCCAGCGGAGGCGCACCACGGGCGCCCAGAAGCGCGCACGGCGCCGCGCCGCATACCTGGCAACCCTGGGCAAGGAGGAGCGCCTCGCCGGGTTCAAGGTGGACCGCACGCTCCCCGCCCAGTTCGAGGAGGTGAAGCTCGAGGGCGAGGTGGTGGCGTGAGCCTCGATCGCTCGAGCTTCGGGGGGCGCATCCTCGAGCGCGGCCTCCAGCTCCCATGTCCCTACTGTGGCGCGCGCCGCGGCCACGAATGCCGGACGCGGCCCTCGAGGTTGCCGGCGCCCATGCACGCCGCCAGGTGGGAGGAGGCAAAGCGCAAGCTCCTGGCCGAGGGGGACGGGCCGGACAATCCGCACTTGAGGAGCGTTCCGTGACGTGTCGCTGTGGCGCCCGCATGGCCCTGGTGCTCCTGTGGGATGAGGCGTTCGGCGAGGAATATACGTTCCGCCTGTTCGCTTGCGAATCGTGCGCGCGCGTGTGCAAGCTCACCGAGGGCGAGGGCGCCGGGGAGCTGTGGATCGATTGCCTCAATACGGTGGAGAAATGCGAGATCGCAAGCTGAAAGGGCCGCGCCGCGTGTGCGCAAGCTGTGGAGCAACCGGGCCGATCCTCCTGGAGATGGCCCCGGGAATCCGGGGGCGTTCCGGGTGGCCGTGGTGGCTGTGTTCCCGCTGCTATCGAGGCGAGGGCCTGGCAACGCCGAGGAGGAGCCCGTGACAACGGAGGACATCCTCGAGGGCGTGATCCATATCCGCGCCTCGCTCGAGTTCCATGGAGTCACCGCGGAGCGCGTGGCCGTTCACCCGGACGGCTACATGGAGATCCTCAAGCTCGCCGCCGTCCTGGCGGCCCCGGGATGCGAGCTTTTCTCACGCCGCGGCCCGTGCCTCCTGGGCTTGCCGATCAAGAAAGATCAGCGCGTCCCGCGCCACACGATCAACGTGGGGCCGGACGGGTGGCCGTTGTGAGCTGGCGTGACGGACTCCGGCCCATGGACGCCCGAGGATGATTCGCGACTGGCCGATCTGATCCGCCTCGAATTCGACGCGGAGGGACTCGATCCGTTCATTCGGCGCATGTCGCCGAGGTTGCCACCACCGCGCCACCTCGAGCCCGCGATCAACCTGTGGGAGCGGACGCGCCGCGGCCCCGTGCGCGCTGTCCTGTCAATGCCGCCTCGGCACGCGAAAACCACCACCGCCATGCACGGGCTAGCCTGGCGCCTCACCCTCGATCCGGCGTTGACTCACTGTTACGCGACCTATGCGGACGCCCTGAGCGTGAGCAAGTCCAGGATCGCGCGGCGCCTCGCTCGAGGGGCTGGAGTCCGCCTCGCGCGCGATCAGCAAAACCTCCACGAGTGGCGAACCGTTCAGGGAGGCGGTTTCCTCGCCACCGGCGTGGGCGGCCCGCTCACCGGCCAGGGCGTGACCGGCGTTGCGATAGTCGATGACCCGATCAAGAATCGCAAGGAGGCCGAGTCCGCCACGATCAGGGAGGGGATCTGGGACTGGTTCCGGGATGTCCTGTGGACGCGCCTCGAGGAGGACGCGTCCGTGGTGGTGATTCAAACCCGCTGGCATCCTCACGACCTCGCCGGCAAGCTCCTGGCCGACGGCGTCGACGGCGTTCGCTTCGAGGATATCCGGCTCCCCGCGCTCGCCGAGGATCCCGGGGACCTCCTCGGGCGCCAGGTGGGCGAGGCGCTGTGGCCTGGGCGCTACCCGGTGGAGAAGCTCGCGGAGATCCGGAGCCTCCTCGGGGCCTACGGGTGGGCGAGCCTGTATCAGCAACGGCCACGGCCTCGAGGGGATCAACTGTTCTACGAACCGGGCCGGTTCGAGCTGGACACGTTCTCCCTGGACGGCCACCGCCTGGTGATCGTGTGCGATCCGGCGGCCACCGAATCAACGCGCGCGGACTACTCCGTGATCATGGTGCTAGCGGCCAAGGGCTGGGGCGCGGACATGCGCGTGTGGGTTCTTGATCACTTCCGCGCCCAGATCACCGTCCCCAAGCTCGTGAGGCGCCTCGGCCAGTTGCAGCGCCAATGGTACGGCGTTCCGATCGGAGTGGAGGCCGTGGGCGGGTTCAAGGGGATCCCCCAGATGCTACGCGAACACGATCCGGCGCTCCGGCTCCTCGAGGTGAAACCGATCGGGGACAAGTTCACGCGGGCGCAACCGGCCTCGAGCGCCTGGAATGAGGGCCGGATCCTGGTCCCGACCGATCGCCCATGGGGTGGCGTCCTGATCGCGGAATGCCAGGACTTCACCGGCGTGAAAGATGACCATGACGATCAGGTGGATTGCCTCGCCCACGGGTTCAACGTACTATTCGCGGCCAAGGAACCGCGGCGGCGCCGAGTCCGCCGAGCAACCCACGCCCCGTTCGGATAGGAGGAGGCACAATGCGCAACGTATTTGGTTCGTTCACCGATATCGACGCCGTGGAGGCGAGCGATCCCGTCGACGTGTCCAACCTGGAGGACGCTTACGTGGCCGTCACCGGCACGTTCGTGGCCACCCTGGACGTGGAATTCACCATGGACGATCTGGCGGGGACGCCGAGCTGGCATGTTCACCCCACCCTCACTGGGAAAACCGTTCCGTTCAATGGAACGATCGGGTTCCCCGTCCGCGCGATTCGCCTGAACGCCACCGCGCACACGTCCGGGACCGCCGAGGGAAGTTACTCCGGCAAGGATCCGGACCAGGACTAGCGGCCACCGCCTCGAGCTTGCATTCCGCGGCCCGCGTGTGCATCCTCCACGGGATGACGCGGGCCGCGCAATGTGCAACCCCCTGGCCGATAGGTGGGCCTCCCACCAGCGTGCCCGGGCTGTGTACCTGAACCAGCTCGAGCGCGAACGCCTCCTGGCGAACGCGCCCCGCGTGCCCGTTCAATGCCCCGGCCCGCCCGCCGCGCCGTGGAAAGTCACCGATCCCACAATTCGCCGCCTTGTGTTACGGTTGCGGCATGGGAAAGCGGCGGCCGATCGAGGTGTTCAACCTAACTGATCCTCCACCTCGGCGAGTCCAATCACCCAAGCGGGCGCCGGCCTCGAATCCCCCCGAGGCCGGGCCGCCTGCAACTCCACCACCGCTCCCAGCTCCCCCAGCTCCCCCAGCTCCACCGCCGCCGGCACCGGAGCCCGTGGAGCCCGAGGAAACGGCGCCGGCAAAGCCAGCTCCACGGCGCAAGCGAAAGCCGCGGAGCAAGTAGGAGGCGATCATGGGCTGTGGAGGACGTGGAGGAAAGCGCGCAAGCAAGGGCGGCGGCAAGCCACCCAGGGCCCCAAAGGCTCCCAAGCCACCCAAGGCTCCCCCCAAGAAACGAAAGTGATCGCTATGCGATCACGGAGATCCCAGGAGGATCTCCGAGATCCTCCGAGGATCTCACCAGGAGGCACCGATGGCGCTCGAAACACAGGTGGACCGCGAGCTACAGGGCTCGAGCTGGAAAAAGATCGCGGAGAACGCGGACGAGCTAACCGCCCAGCGGAACCGCAACGCCCAGGGCGTCCTCGAGGAGATCCTGGGCACGCCCACGGCCGAGGAGCGCGCCGTGGCGTGGAAACACTTTCAGCGCCGCCACCCGGACTATGACGCGGACTACTGGGCCGAATGCCGCGCCCTGTACGCGGGCGGAAAGCGCCTCCTCCGCGATCCGGACATCATGGCCCGCCTATTCCCGTCCCACAACGCCGAGGATCCGGCCGTGTATGAGGAGCGCAAGCGCCGCGCCTTTTACCTGGCCTACCCGGGGACGATCATCGACAACCTAGTTTCCGGCCTCGGCGCCGATCCGCTCCGCGTCACCGGCCAGGACGCGGGCGAGGATGAAACCAAGCTCCCAGCTTGGTACACGGACCAGGAGGACGGTTTCCTCGAGGACGTGTCCCCGAGCGGGGGGAAGCGCCAGGGCTTGTTCCAGCTCCTCCTCGAGGCCGTCCGCGAGGCGATGATCACGCGCCGCGCCTGGATCCTGATCGATCTCCCCTCGGCGCCACCCGCCGAGGAGGCGCCGGCCTCGCGCCTCGATCAGGAGCGCGCCGGGCTCCTCGATCCCTACCTGATCGGCGTGGAGCCCGAATACGTGATCGACTGGCAAACGGACTCAAACGGGGAGCTGGAGTGGGCGCTGATCTGCGATTCGGAAACGCGCCGCGAGAACCTCACCTCCGCGCGCGACACGATCCGAAAGACGTTCACGTGGTACGACCGCGAGGGCTGGGCCAGTTGGCAGATCGAATACAAGGCGAAGGATCCGCCCAAGCCCGATCAGCCCGTCCCGTTCCTGGCCGAGGGCTCCCACCCGTTCGGCAAGGTTCCCCTGATCCCGTTCGAGCTTCCCGAGGGCCTCCACGCCATGGGGAAGCTGGAATCCCTGGCGCGCGAGCATTTCAACAAACGGGCCGCCGTGAGCTGGGCCGAATTCAAAAGCCTGTTCGCCATGCTTTACGAGTTCCTGGCGCCCGAGGACGGAATCAGCGGCCAGGCGAGCGCCGCCCAGGAGGAGGCCGATCGCGCCGTGAACCAGATCCGAGGCCCGGGCCACGTCCAGGAGCGCGGCCACGAGGATCGCGCCGAGTTCGTGGGGCCGCCCGTCGATCCGTTTGTTGCCGGGCGTGAGTCCTGTCAAGAAATCATGCGGGAAATGTTCCGCGTCATGTATTCGATGGCGCTTTCCGTGGACATGGGCTCGAGCGCGATCAAGCGCTCCGGCGAGTCCAAGGCCCAGGACAAGGCCGTGGCCGGCGTGATCCTCAAGGAACTGGGCCGCCTGGTTCGCGACCTCGCCCAGCTCCTCATGTCCCTGGTGGCGATCGCCAGAGGTGACGGCCAGGCGTTCCGCGTTTCCGGCGCCGCCCATTTCGACTCCGTCGACGTGGCCGCGGCGATCAAGGAGGGCGTGGAGCTTCTGAACGGGATCCCGATCAAGTCCGCCACGTTCAAGCGCGCATACCTCTACCGCCTTTACAAGCTGGTCCTGGGAGGCGAGATCACCGAGGAGGAGCTGGCCAAGATCCGCGAGGAGCTGGAGTCCATGATCAGCGCCGAGGAGGCGCTCCTCGAGGACTCCATGGCGCTCGAGGACCGCGGGGACCAGGAGGAGGACCAGGAGGAGGAGGAGGGCGAGGACGGCGAGGACGGCGGCGCGAGCGCCGAGGAGGACGCGCGCCGGCGAGCCCGGAACGGCCGCCCCGTCCGCTATCCGGCCCGGTAGTCCATGGCGCCGGATCCACACACCACCGGCGCTCCGTTCGTTCCGCCGGGCTACACCCGCCCGCCCGGGCGGGACGCCCCGATCTTTCCCGCCAAGTCAAACCAGAAGCGCGTCCAGCGAATGCTCGAGCAAGTGGCCGGCGAAGTAACGGCCCTCGAGCCTCGCGTCCTGAAAAAGCTCCTTCCCGTGTTCATGGAGGCGAGGCGCGAGCTACGCGCCGCCCTCACGAGCTGGCTCAAGGGCGTGGACGGCGCCGAGCGATTCACCGCCCAGCAATACCGCCGCGCCCTGGTGAGCCTCGAGGGCGCGATCAAAACCATGGCGAAGCTCGATCCCGCCATGCGCCACGCCCTCGAGGAGGGCAACGTCCTGGCCGCCCACCTCGCCGCCGGCCACCTCGAGTTCGAGCTGGCGCGATTCGCGGACGTGTTCCGGGACACGATCCGACCGATCCAGATCGATGCCGCGGCCCTCATGGTTTCCGGGGACCACACGCTGATCCCCAGGTTCCGCACGTCCGCCGCGCGCTATGGGCGCCGGATCACCGAGGACATCCGGGCACAGCTAGGCGTGGGCGTGGCCCGCGGCGAAACGTACACGCAAATGACAAACCGCCTCCGGCGCCTCGGAGGGCCTCGCGGCCTGGTGGCGCTCCGTGGCGTCAAGGGCGAGCCCGGGGCGATCGTGGAGGAGATCACGGAGGGCCTGTTCAAGCGTTATCGGCACTGGGGGGAGCGAATCGTCCGAACCGAAATGCAGCAAGCCTATAACGTCCACGCGAACAATGGGATCGATGAGCTGAACCGGGAAGCGCGCGATCCCGGCGATCCCGAGTTCATGCGCCGGTGGGACGCGAGCGCGGATAAGCGCCTTTGCGACGTGTGCCGAACGCTCGATCGCCAGGTGGTGGGCGCCGATGAAAAATTCCACTCCGAACTGGGCGAGCATGATCACCCGCCGGCGCATCCGAATTGCCGTTGTATCGTTTCCCCGTGGCTCAAGCGCTGGGGAACCCAGAAGCGCGCCGAGGAGGCGGAACCGATCTACGCCACCGGCAAGGCGCCCACGGCCAAGCTCAAGGCCAAGCCCGAGGCGCCGCCCAAGCCCAAGCCCAAGCCCAAGCCCAAGCGGAAAAAGCCCGAGGCCCAGGCCGAGCTTGCAAAACAGCGCGCCAAGCGCGTGGACCTGGAGAACAAGCTCGCCGAGGCCCGCCGGCGCGTGGACGATCCGGGCAACGTGGCCGGGATCGAGGCAAAGCGCAAGGCGTGGAGCGATTACATGCTGGCCCACCCGGAGGAGTTCCCCAGCGCCTCACCGGCGATCGAGGCGGGCCACAAAAAGCTCCTCGCCTTTGACAAGGAGATCGAGGCCGCCCGCCTGGTGAAACCGAAAAAGCGGGACATGGATCGCGCCTATCGGTTGCGCAAGGAACTGGAGGCCACCAGGGAACGCATCGTGGAGCTACGCTCCGCGCCTGGCGTCGATCCGCTCGTGGAGGTTGCGGAGGCCATGTCCAAGGGCGATCACATGGGCGCCGCCGAGGCCCTGGAACATGAATTCAAGCTCACCGGATACCAGAAGGGGCGAAAGATTCGCGCCGTGGAGATCCGCAAGCTCCCCGACGCCTACGCTCAAATGGGCTGGGACGGCCTCATGGAGGTGACGCCCGAATGTATGAGCGGAGCGGAGAAGTTCGCCCAGGCGATGATCAAAGCTCCGGCGAAAACCGAAAAGCTGATCGCGAGTTACGAGCGCGTGGCCGAGCGGATCGCCAAGCCCCACAAACGGTGGGTTGACTCCATGAAAAAAGCCTATCGCCTCGAGGGCGAAATGGCCGAGCTGCAACGCCAGAACAGCGAATTACTACGCCAGCTCGTGGCCGCCGAGGACGCGGCGAGCGGGGCCGGTAGCATTCGCGCTCGAAAAAAGTTCGAGTCCGCGGCCGTCAAGATCGAGGGCAAAATGGCCCGCGTCAAGGCAAAGATCGCGAAGCTCAAGCCCAAAATGGACACCGCAAGGGCCGGGGAGCGCGCGGCCTACGCGGAGCGCGAGGTGGCCGCGAAAGCGGCGCGCGATCACGCCGGGTTCGAGCTATCCCAGAACGCCCACAATATGAAAACGATCGCCCATGAGGTGTTCCACACGTTCTCCCCGATCGAGCGGATGCAATACCGCGGGGCCGGATGCGCGATCGAGGAGGCCACCACCGAGATCATGGCGCAAAAGTTCATGCGCCGGTTCGGGATGCCGGCCACCTGGGGGCCGCGCGTGAAGTCTTACGAGGGGATCATTGACGCCCTACTGGACGGCGTGGTGGACGCCTACAAAGTCGACCGGAAACGGGCCTGGACGATCCTCGAGAACGCCGCGGACGCTTTCAAGCGCCTACCGGCGGACTCACTCAAAGGCCCCACCGAGGTGGTTTCCAAGTTCATTGACATGTTCCCGAACAGCGATTCGCCGGGCGTGGTGAACAAGCTCGCCCTGGCCATTGATGAGGGGGTGAAGTTTGCGCCGTACAAGTGAACCAATGACCATTGGCGACATAGAACGGAACGATCTCAAGGCGTGCGCGGCCTACTATCAGGCCCGCGGACGCAAGATCACCGCCGAGGAGGCGCATATACTCCGGCTCCTCCAGGACGATCCGGCGGACTTCGATCGCATGGCGCGCGCCTGGCGCGTCCAGAAACCAGAATTCAAACTATAGGACACAGGAGGAGCGAATGTTGATCAGGAATTGGACAACGCCCCGCGAGCCCACCAGCTCGCTCGTTTGCAGCGCGGAGAATGACGGAGGCGACGGAGGAGGAGGCGGCGGTGGCGACGGTGGCGGAACCGTCGATCAGGCCCAGCGCGATCTGATCATGCGAACCGTCAACGCGGCCGTGACCTCGCAACTTGGCCGCAAGCTCCCCGAGGCGATCAAGGAGGGCATGGACATCGCCCTGGCGCCACTCCAGGAGCAACTCGCCAAGATGGCGGGCGGCGGTGGCGGCGGCAAGGGCAAGGGCAAGGGCGCGGGCGAGGGCTCCGAGGACGGCGAGGTGGGCGAGCTTCGCAACCAAGTGAAAGCCCTCACCGCCCAGATCAACAATGAAAAGGAGGCGCGCAAGGTGGAGGCCGATAAGCACGCCCAGGCCCAGCTCGAGGCGAGCCTCCGCGGCGAGCTTTCAAAAGCCGGGGTGCGCGCCGAGCTACTGGACGGCGCCGTGGCGACGATCCGATCGAACGTGAGCGTGACGGAATCCGGCCCCACCTGGCGAATGCAGCGCCAGGGCTACCACGAGGATCTCCCCCTCGGGGACGCGATCAAGGAGTGGATCCAAACGGACACCGGCAAGGCCCACCTGGCGCCGGCGAACGTGAGCGGATCCGGAAACCTCCCCGGGAAAAAGGGCGGCCCACGCCCAGGCCCGACTCCACCAGATGCCGCCTCGGCAAAGCGCGAGGAGAAAACCAAGGCGCTCGAAAAGCTCGCCGAACAAACAAAGGATCTCCTCAACTCCGGCACTGTGGAACTGTAACGGCGCAACCGTTACCAGTTGACGCGCGCAAGATTTCGCGCGAGGCTCTAACCACGACCGGGGGATCTCCACCGGGACGCACGCCGGGCGCGGGCGGGACAGCGCGAGGCTCTAAACCCTAGCGCTCCGCAAGCAAGGAGATCCCAATGGCAGATACCACCCTGGCCGCCGTAGCCGGAACCCTCGCCACCCTGTTCGAGGACCGGATCACTTCACAGATCAACCGGAGCTGTGTCGCCCTCCAGCTCCTCCCCGTAGGCCCCGGCGAGGGAAAGAACCTCCAGTGGTCCGCCCGGTTCGGCACGGACGTGGGCGAGTCGATCGCCGATGGCGCGGACGTTCAGGCCGGGGACTATAAGCGGGATTCCAAAGTCCCGGCCTCCTTGGATTACGGGACCTACCATGCCCCCTTTGCGGTGACGGGCAAGGCCCTGGCGGGCGCCCTCGTCACCGGAAACCCGGCCGAGCTGGCCGCCCTGTTCGCGGACGAGCTGGGGGACGCGATCGAGCGCCTGGCCAAGGGGATCCAGACCGCCCTCTACACGGGGGACGGGACCACGGATAACATGTTCGGGCTGTGCGCCACCGGCGGCCCGCTGGCCACCACCGGCACCTACGCGGGGATCGATCGGTCGACCTATCCGCAATGGGCCTCGAACGTGGACGACAACGGCGGGACTCCGCGCGCCCTCACCCTCGATCTCATGCGGGACATCCGGACGGAGGTTTACGAGGCGTGCGGGATGCCGTTCGATCTGATCCTCACCACGCCGGCGCTTCATGCGAAGTATTCCAAGCTGATCGGCCAGGAGCGCCGGTGGGTGGACAATGTTCGCCTCCGCGGTGGCAAGATCACCCTGGACGCCGGTTTCCACATGCTGGAATTCGACGGCGTGCCCGTGGTTCGTGACGTCGACGTTCCCACCGGGGAAATGCTGTTCCTGAACAGCGAATATCTCAAGGTTTGCCAGATGCCGGACGGCCTGAGCGCCGTCAATCAATCCATGGCAATGGCCGCCCTCGTGGGCTCGCCGGAGGATCAATTCGGCGAGGGCCGGACGCGCCTCACCGCCAGGATCAACCCGCTGGGGAGGACCGGGGACAAGTACAAGTTCCAACTGATCCTCTATCCCCAGCTCAAGAACCGGCGCCCGAACGCTCACGGCCGAATCATCGATCTGGACGCCAACCTGTAGGCACCGGACACGGGCGCCACGCCATGAACTAGGACGCGCGGCGTGGCGTGGCGCTCGCGATCTACCTCGCCGCGCGTCCGCACGACACAGGAGGAGAACCAATGGCGAGGATGATCAACATTTCGAGCGCGCCCCAGCGTTTCGAGCTGGCGGGAATGCCGGGAAGCAAGCCCACGGTGATCGTGGTGCCCCCAGGCGAGGAGCGCGAGTTCCCGGACGGCTATTGCCGCCCGATCAAGCTCGCCAAGCGCGAGCTATTCCCGTCAATCATCGAACGCATGAGCGCGCGCCGGGCCTCGGGGAGCGCTCCGGCGATCGCCACCGTGGTGCCCGTGGGCTCCGCGGCCCACAAGGCATGGGAGGCCAAGCAACCCACACGGGCCAAGCCCGGGCGCAAGCCCAAACCGCGGCCCGCGGCCACCAGCAAGCCCTCGGCGCCGTCACCGGCCCAGGAGGAGCCCGAGCTGGAGGAGTTCGTGGAGGGCGAGGAGGACTAACCGATGGCGCTCACGGACGCACAAAAAGCGGAGATCCGCATGTTCCTGGGGTGGACGCCCCGCTACGGCCAAGTGGATGACGCGCTTACGCGCGCCCTGAGCGCGATCGAAACCTTCCCCGCGGACGAATCGCTGATCACGAACGCGATCGGTGACGATCCGCCCGGGCTCCTGGTGTCGATCAAGGATGTCGACGCCAAGCTGGTGAACGCCCACGGCCGCCTCAAGGCGGACAACGTGGGATCGATCCAGCTCAATCGCGCCGAGCTTCGCCAGCTCCGCTCCGAGGGCAAGCGCCTGGTGGGCCGCCTGGCGGGAATCCTCGGCGTGGAGGTGAGGGGAGATCCGTTCTCCTCGGGCTCGAGGCGTTCGCGCGCCTCCGCGTTCGGAGCCCGGAACTACTTTCCCCAGGGCTGAAACATGGATCTTTGTTGCACACACCACGATTTGACAAGGGCGCCCGTCCCTATGGTGCCTACTACTCCAGTGTCGACCATGGGGGCGGGCGTCCGAGTCATTCAGGAGCGTGACCGATGAGCGTATTTGATAACGTGGCCGGCGTGGACGCCACCGGGACCGGAAACACGGACGCGGTGGAGTATCACCGCTTTTGTGTCAACTCCGGGATCCAGGTGTTCGGCACGTTCGTGGGGACCTATGACGTGGAGCTGTCGATCGACGGGACGAATTTTTCCAAGTTCGCGACCGGGAAAACGGCCCCCGAGTTCATAGCGCTACCGGCGGCCCGCAAGGCCCGCCTGGCCGTTACCGCGTTCACCAGCGGGGCGATCAAGTGGCGCGTGGGAGGTGTCGCGGATAGCGACTAGAAACCATGGGCGGCGCCGCAATACTCGATCCCGATGTCCTGGTGGACGGCCTGGTGGAGGACGTGATCGACGGCCTCCGCGAGGATCTCCACCCGGCGTTCGGCGTGCGCGCTTACCGCGTGTTCACGGTGGAGCGTTCATGGTCGGGATCGATGATCGGCCAGGGCCAGGCCACGGACGTGGTTCGCGAGCTTCGCCCGCAACCTCGAGTCCTGGTGTGGGACGGCCTCCGCTACTCCATGGAACCATGCGGGCTAGATGAGGCCGGGGAGATCAAGCTCACCGAGGTGTCGATCACCTATACGCAAGCGGAGATCGACGGCGGCGGCGCCCTCCGGCCGAACCAGGAGTGGCTGATCCGCGTGAGCGAGGCCCACGGCCAGGCCCAGCGCGATCGCTACTATCAGCACACCCGGCCCCCGTTCGTGGACCGGGAAAAGGATATGGGCTGGATCCTTTGGCTCCGAGCTGTAGCGGAGGCGGGCTAGGATGGCCGTTTCTAGCAAGGCGATCCAAACCACGCCGGGCAAGCTGGCGGCGCTCCTCCGGCAACGTGACAACGCCGCGAGGAAAGCCGTCCAGCGCGCCGTCCTCCGCGGTGGCGCGCGCGGCCTCGGCGTCCTACGGCGAGCGAGCCCGTCCGACCTCGGGCAACTCCGCTCGAGCTGGGAGCTGAAACGCACCGGCGCCAAGATCGCAGGCGTGTCCGCCGCGTTCGATCGCGAGGCCACCCTCCTGGTGATCCAGAACAATGCCCCACACGCCGGGATTGTGGAACACGGCGCGCGCCCTCACCCCGTAAGCCGCGAGGGCTGGGAGGCGATCTACTGGTGGGTTTACCGCCACCGTGACTATTTCGGCATGGTTACGAAATCGGGCAAGAAAAAGCGCGTCGACGCCGGCGGGTGGAAAACCTACGGCCGCGGCGGTGGCGAGGTGTGGGAGCAACACCCGGAGCTTGCCTCGATCACGTATGGAATCGTGAAGCGCCTCCGCGAGGAGGGCCAGAAGCCAACCTATTTCGTCCAGAAGCTCCTCCCCCACCTCCAGGACTACGTGGCGATCGAATTCGTGCGCCTCCTGAAAAAGCTCGCCACGGCGAAAAGTCCGGAGGGCAAGTAATGGCGATCGTCCGCCTCGAGGCGCTCAAGCAACTGGGCAAGGAGATCGCGTGCGCCGTGCCCGAGCTGAAAGATCGGATCTGTATCGGCCAGGCGCCGGGCTCGCGCGAGATCAGATGGCCCCACCTGGCGATCATTCCGGTGACGTGGGCCTACGAGCCGAACCAGGCGCGCGAGGTGGACTCACCGGCGCCCGATCGGGTGATCATGGAAGTGGGGGCGCATACCGCGCGCGTCCAGTTTCGCCTCGGCGCCGCGGATATCTACACCCGGATCGCGCTCGAGCAAAAGATCATCGACCTGTTCCTGTCAACGCCGCTACACCCGGGGATTCTCCTCACGGACGTGGCGGCATGTCCGCTCGAGTTCCGCGCCTCCTGGGAGCTACAGGAGGACGAGTGGCGGAATGAAGCGGCCTTTGACAAAGCCTACTATTCGATCACCCAAGTGAACGGGATCATCCCGGCCCTAGTCACGCGCCTGGGCGCCTGGACAATCGATCAACTTCAGATCGGACTCACCGAGGAGTTCGGAGCCTCACCCTTTGGACCGCCGAGCGTGGAGGTGGTCATAGTCGCCGAGGACGGGACAATCTCGCCCGCCCCGTAACCCACAGGAGCAAACGATGGCGCAAGATGTCTACTTCACGAGCAACCCGGCCGAGTTCACGGAGGTGGAGGGCCTCTACGTGGTGGAGAAAGATCCGCCCGGATTCATTCAGGGCCGCAACCTCGGCGCGACCGGGATCGCTGGCGTGTGCGTCCGCGGCCCGTCCACCGTCCAGATGATCACGTCGACCTCGCGTTTCCTCGAGGTGTACGGCGGACGCGATCGTGGCTCCGGCGGCCCGCTCGTGGGCCAGGTGTGGCGCGCGCTCCTCAATAAGCCGTTCGGAACCCTCTACGTTCGGCGCGTGGTGGCCTCGGATGCCGATGAGGCGTTTTTCACCGCCGAGGAGGGCGTGGACGGCGCCGGAACGGAAGTCCTGAAGATCGCCGCCAGCTCCGCGGGCGCGTGGGGCGGTGACCTCTACTGGCGGATCGTGGACGCCTCGGACGGCAACGCCGATCATTTCAACCTCGAGGTGAAATACCTCGGGGAGATCGTCACGTTCGAGAACCTGAACATCAAAACCGCCGCGGATGACAACCTCGCCGAGGTGGTGGGCGATGACGTGGCGCGCTGGATCGATCTCACAAAGGTGGCCAGCGGACGGCCCGCGAATTCGTCCACGATCACGGAAACCGATTTCGTGGCGGCGCGGGATACGGACAATTGGGTGGCCCTCGGCGCCGTGGGGGCCGCCTGGACCGATCAGGACGGAGCGGACGGCACGATCGCGAGCGCCCAGGAGATCGCGGCGCTGGACGATCTGGCCTACACGCCCGGACCCTACGGGATCCTATTCGCCGGCGCCGCCGTCGATCAGAACGCCCTCAATGGCGAAATGGTGACGCTGGCCCCGCTCCTCGCGGACAAGGTTTTCTTGACCTGGGCCGGCACCCACGCCCAGGCGGTGGCCACCGAGATCACGAACGCGGGCACGGATATCACAACCCGTTCGGATCGGATCGTGTGGTGTTTCAATTCGGCCTGGACCCTGGATCCGGACACGGGCCTGGAGATCCAAGTCCCGCCCCACGAGTTCATGGCCTCGATCTGGAGTCAAACGGATGTCGACGTCCACCCGGGCGCGCGTCCGAATTCGGACTACCTATCCGGGATCCGGCGCCTCGCGAACGAAACCATGACGCGCGGCGATCTGGTGGCGCTCCGGGCCGCCGGAATCTCCACCCTGGAGAAGCTACCGGACGGCGCTTTCTCGTTTCGTTCGGCGGTGGTGACGCTTCTCACCTCGGGCAAAACCGAGATCGCCCGCCGGCGTTGCGCGGACTACCTCCAGCTTTCCGCGGCCGATCGGCTCCGGTTCTACGTCAAGGCGAAAAACACCCTCGAGAACCGCGCCCAGATGGCCGGCGAGCTGGTGGCGTTCTCGAACGCCCTCAAGGATGCCGGGCGGATCGTGGCGGACTTCGCGATCGATCAGTCCATGAACACGGAGCAAAGCCGCGGCCAGGGAATCGAAAAGATCCGGTGGGACGTGCGCCTGATCGGCCACATGCTCCACCTGATCCTCGAAACGGTGATCGGAACCACCGTCACGATCGAGGAGCAATAGAAGCCACCACGGCGAAACCCAGAACCGACCACCATAGGAGCACACCATGTCGCTACGAATCAGGGGCCAGGAAGTCACCATGCGGGTGGCCGTGGACGGCCAGATCCAGGAGGGGAGCTTTTTCAAAGCCTCCGAGTTCACGCTCACGGAGCGCGGCGATCTCCTCGAGGAGGATTTCCTTGGGGAGGTGGAGTCCGACCTGGACTATCAACACCACGGCTATGATCTGGCGTTCACCGTCCAGATCCAGGACCGCAAGGTGATCGATTTCCTGCAAACGATCACGGCGCGCGAGGCCGCCCACACGGCCCACCCGAACATCACGATCACCGTGATCTATGCGTTCCGCGAGCGCGGCGAAACCGCGGCGATCCACGTCCTCCAGGAGGTGTTCCTACGTCCCACGGAGATCAGTTTCGGGGGCCGCAAGGAATACGTGTCCGCGCCGTTCGAGGGCAAATGCAAGAAAGTCCTGGTGATGAGCGCCTAGCGCTCGCCACCAGTTCGAGCCCGGGCCGGGTAGTCCGGCCCACCCACAACCGACACAGGAGAACGAACCATGAGCAAGGCACCACCGCGACTGCGAAAGCGCTACACCCTCCCCGACTATTGCGATTGCCGGGAAGTGGTAATGCGCGAGCTGGAGGCGACGGACGATATCCAATCCGCGATCTGGGCGGACGCCCACGCAACCTCCGCGCTCAAGGGGAGCGCCGTAGCGGCGATCCAGGCCGATCGGCGCGAGTCGATCCGCCTGAGCATGGTGGAGGTGGACGGCGAGCCCGTGAACGTCGACGGCGTCCCGTTCATGGGAATGGACAGGTGGAGCCACAGGACACTGATCTACGTGGAGGCGTTTTTCAACGATCTGAATGGCGTCGACACGGGTGATCTAAAAAAAGCGATCGCGGGGGGAACCGTGGTTCTCCCCAGCAAGCGAAGCGAGGAGGTGGAAAGCGGCGATCAGCCTATCGATGGGTGATGCGGCGCCTCCTCCGCGAGTTCACCCGCGTGGGGTGGCACGTGGACGGCATGAGCTGGGAGGCATATCAGCGCCTCACCCTGAACGAACGCTGGGCGCTACATGCGGAGATTGACGATCTGATCGAGCGCACGGACACGGAGGACAACGGCGCGGGCCTGGGCCATTTGGCGAGGCCGAAAGCCTGGCGAAAGTAGATCACGAGTGGCCCAAACTACCATGTACGATATCCGGCTCCGCTACCTCATGGAGGACAAAGCCTCCAAAGGCTTGCGGACCATGACTCAGAACGTGGAGAAAGCCTCGAAGTCCTCCGGGCTCCTGTCCTCCGCGTGGGGCAAGGTTGCGGCCGGAGCTGGCGCCTACTTCGGAGCGCGCGCGGGCTGGAAAGCCCTCGTGGGTTTCAACGCGAACATGGAACAGGCGCGCGTCCAGATGGCCGGTATGATCTCGCTCACCACCGGCCAGGGCTGGACTCAATCCATGGAACAGTCCGTGGATCTCGTGGGGCAACTCCAGGAGCGCGCAAAGCGATCGGTGGGGACCACGGCGGACATGGTGGCCATGGCCTCGAACATCGTCCGCCCGATCATGCAAGCGGGCCTGAGCATGAAGGATCTGGAGGACATCACGGCGGGCTCCGTGGTGGCCGCGCGCGCGTTCGGGATCGAGGCCGAGGTGGCGGCGCGGGATATTGAGTCCGTTCTCATGGGCCGCGTTCGTTCTGTCGATCGCTTCGCCCGCTCGCTCCTCGAGCCCATGGGCGTGATCGGCGAGGAGGGCCGCGCCGCGTTCAACGAAATGAGCGAGCAACAAAGGGCCGCCGCGCTGAAAGCCGCGCTCACGAGCGAGGCGATCACGAACATGGCCAAGGCCCAGGAAACCAGCTTTTCCGGCGTCTATTCCACGTTCCAGGACAACCTCCAGATTTTCCTCGGCAAGGTGGGCTTGCCGATGTTTCGCGCGCTCACGAGCGAGATCAAAAGCTGGAACACGTGGATCACCGCGAACACCGATCGCGTGGACGAAATGGCCCGCAACCTCGCCGGCACGCTCCGGGACGTGTTCGGCCTGATCCGGGACGTGGCCGCGTTTTTCGTGAACCACGCCGATCTCCTCCTCACCGTGGCCAAGGGCTGGGCCGCATGGAAGATCGGAGGCATGGCCGGAGGAATGCTCGAATCCGTGGGCGGGTTCGCCGGACGCATGACGCGCCGAGCTGGCGCCGGCCTCCTCATGGCGAAAATGAATGAAACCGGCCTGGGCGTGGCGAAGTTCGGCGCCGGGATCGCCAACGTGACGGCGAGGCTCGCCTCATTCGGGCCGGCGATCGGGCTCGCCGGGACGGCGCTCTATGGCCTTTACAAGTGGTGGCACAGCGCCGAGGAGAAGCGCCGAGCGGAGGAGCGGAAGCGGATCGAGCAAGGCATGGCGCTACGTGGCGAGGTGGTCCTCCCCGAGCTGAAAAAGGAACTGGGCCATTTCGGCGCGCGCATGGACGAACTGGCGAAGCTACAGGAGGAGCGCGCCAAGTGGGGCGTGACGCCGGGGGCCGCGGGTTACACGGAGAAGATGGCCGCCTGGCGCGCGGAGGAGCCCGCGGCATACCTCCGCGAGGTGGAGCTAACAGAAGCGCTCACGAGCAAGGCGGACGATCTCCGCGCCATGTACAAACAGATCGCGACCTATGCGAAACAGGAAAACCTCCTCCCCGGATACCGTGGCGCCTGGACACAACAGGCGCTTGCCGGCGCGGCGGCGCGTGTGGCCACGAAAAAGGGCCTGGCCGGTGAGGACTACGCGGTGGCCGCGCTCGAGTCCAGTTTCGCGCGCCTGGATTACGTCCTCAGTCAATCCCAGGATCCCGTGGCGGACTTTGCCCGAATGCTCGAGGGCAAATTCATCCCGGCGGTGATCGAAAGCGCCCAGGCCGCCGGACTCACGGCGAAGGGCGAGGGCCTCCCCAAGCTCGAGGGCCTCAAGAAACCGCCCAAGATCAACGTGACGATCCACCGAATCGAGGCCAAGTCCGAGGATCCGGATCGATTCGTTTTCGATCTGGTGACTACGTTCCAGGAGGCCGCCAGGACGGGCTCCTACAGGGGAGGCCCGTAGCATGGCGAGCGCTGGGGCATTCACGATCCAGGAGATCGGGCGCATCGGGCGCCAAACCGGCGGACGCCCGGACGGAGGACCGTCCGCGATCTTTGAGTGGACATCCGACCGGCGGCCCATGGACGGGAACAAGGGCGGCGCTCGAGCGTGTCCGCTCGCCCCGTGGGGAATCGCCGGAACGCTTCGCCACGTTCGGACGGACTACTCCGGCGCGCGAACGCCGAGCGTTCAAGTCCTCGGGCCGAGCAAGAAAGCCAGCGAGTTCGCCGGGCGCTGGGATGATCGATACAACTTCGCCGGGTATGCCTCGGCGGAAATGCGCCGCTTCGAGGCCATGTGCGAGCGCGGCAACCTTGTCCGGATCCAGTTTCAGGGCCAGGCGTTCGAGGGCCAGATCACGGATTGGAATTTCGAGTATCGGCGCTCGAATTATATCCGCTACACGTTCACGTTCGATCCGCACACCAGGGCCGGCGAGGGCAACCTGGAGGACCGCTCGCCGGCGTCCCCCAAGTCAACCCAGCAAGCCTATGATGAGCTGGACATCACGGTGGCGGCCATTCTGGACGCCCAGGACTACGCCCCGCGCACGGCGCTGGGCGGCACGGCCGCGGATGACGTCGACGCGGCCCTCGCCTCGCTCGTGACGGATCGCAACGCGATCGGGGACACCCTCGATCAGCGCGAGCTTTTGAAAACGGAAAGCCGTCCGATCGAGGCGTTCACCCGCATGGCGACACAATTCCGCCAAGCCGCGAATGACGCGCTTTCGATCCTCGATACCATGACGGCATATCGGGCCGATCTGGACCTCGCCCACACCACGGCGATGTCCGTCCTGGATTATGAGTCCTGGTCCCGCTCGATCCGCTTCCGCACGCGCGTGGCGCTGGGGACCTCGAGGGCCGCGGCCCTCGGCGTGGAGGAGCGCGCGGAGCCCTCGGCGCTCGCCCTCTACCGGCCACACCGCGGCGAATCCCTAATGAAGATCAGCCGGCGTTTCTACGGAACGCCCCATTGTTGGGGCCTGATCGCCGAGCGGAACGCCCTCAGTTCCATGACGTTGACCGGGGACGAGCTTCTGATCATCCCGGAGCGAGGGACGGGCTAGCGTGTCGCGAGTCTATTATCCGCAATGCCGGGCGATCCTCCAGGTGGTATTCGACGGGTTCGGCGATGACGCGCGCGACACGGAACCGCTGATCCTCCCCGTCCTCCCCAAGGCCGCCACCGTACACCGGAACGCTTACGACGATCCGGACTCGTGGGAGCTGGTATTCGACGCGGACGATTTTCCCGTCGACCCCCAGCTCGTCCGCGCCGGCGCCGCGGAGGTGTACCTGTTCCAAACAAGCGGGCTCGCCGATCCCAACCTCATGGATCGGCAATTCTCCGAGCTGGACGCGCCAACGTCCGGGCGCAAGCGGACTCCCCTCGAGGAGCTGGGCCTCGAGGTGGGCCTCCAGAACAGCAAGGATCGCTTTACCTGGGGAACCGCGCCCACGGTGGCGGGCCTGTTCGATGACCTCACGGCGAACTATGACAGCGGCGGCCGGTGGGTGACGATCAGCGGCCAGGATTACACCGCCTATCTGGACGGGCGCCAATGGCCGCCCACGGACGGAGGCAAGCCCAGAAGGATCCCAACCGGCAAGCGCCTGGACAAGTTCGTGGAGGAGATCCTGGCCATGGCCGATCCGGATGATCGCCTCACGGTGAGCGTGGAGAACCTCGAGCCCTCCTCGCTTCCGCGCGTGGGCCAGAACGAAACGCGCGGCAAGCGCCGCGGCATTCCGGTGGAACAGGACACGACATATTGGGACGTGATCTCGAAAACCGTCCGGCGGCACGGTTTCATCGCCTTTGTTCGCGGCCTGGACGTGGTGATCACACACCCGAAAAACCTCACGGACGATTCCGAGCAACGGATCAGGGAGATGAGCTGGGGCCAGAACCTCGAAAGCCTCGAGCTGTCCCGCCACCTCGGCAAGAAAACCGTTCCCTCGATCATCGTGCAAGCCTACTCCGATCGCGATCGAGCGCCGATCACGGTCGAATACCCGAAAGGGGCGTGGCAAAAGGTCAAACAGTCAAGCCGCAAGCTGAAACGCGGAGGCGAGTCCACCTCGATCAAGAAAACGAACGAATACGAGATCGTTCCAGTGTACGGCGTGACCGATCGCGCCGTCCTCCGGCAAATGGCAAAGGCCCGCTATGATCGCCTCGGGCGTGAGGAGCGCGAGGTGATATTCCGAACGCGGGACCTCAAGGATCTGGAGGACCGGGACCTCCTGGACCTCGCCGCCGGTGACGCGCTCCGGCTCAACTTCTCCGAGTTCTCACGGGATCACGCGCTTTTGTCGGATGACAAGGTGAGCGCGCCTGAAAAGGTGTCTCACCTCCTCGCGCGCGGGTTCACCCACGCCGCGGCCGAGGTGATCGCGAATCACTACACGGAGCTACGCGGCCTCACCAGGCCCTTGCGGGTTTCGGAGATCACTTACGAGTATGACTCCGAAACCGGGATCTCAATCGAGGGCCGCCTCCTGGACTTCATTGTGGTGGACGGCCTCCGGGATCCGAACGCGAAAACGCCGCGCAAGAATCAGGAGAAGCGCCGCAAGAAAGACGGCACGATCGCCGGAGCGAAAACCGCAAACCACCTCGAGGGGACACGGCGGTGATCATTCGCAAGCCCAAGCGCCGGCGCCACGCTACCAAGCGCCTGAACCTCGCCCCCCTGGTCCGCGCCCTCGAGGCGTCCGGGCCGCGCAAGCTGTGGGCGGCCGTGGGCGTGGTGGCCGTGCCGGAGGGCGAGTCCTCCCAT